CTATTTGGTAGGGCCTACCTTGTCACCGCGACGGTTCCGAACATAGTGCTCAGTCATGGTTACCGACTTGTGCCCAAGCTGACGTTGTGCCTGGCGAATGTCACCAGCGCTATCTGCTTTGTCTGTGCCCGCTTTTGCACGCAGGTCACGGAGTTGGAACTGGTTTTTGGGGATACCCGCAGCTTCGCGGGCCCTGTCAAACCTACTCCGTAATGCCTCGGCCCCTAATGGCTGGCCGCTTTCATTCACGATGAGTCGGGTACTGGTTACTTTGTAGGCCGCTTTACGAGCACGTATCCGTTTCAGAACGGTATCCAGCATCCCCTCGATTGTGATCCGTAAGCGATGGCCGGTTTTACCTTGCCGCAGCTCTAGCGCCCCATCTTGAATATCTCGCTCATCTAAGGCCAAAGTGTCTGCCGGACGCTGCCCCGTTACATACATTAAGTCCATAGCATCTCGAAGAGGCTGGTCTGCTTTCTGGTGTACAGCGGCGTAAAGGTTGTCCTCGACATAGGTGTCTCGCCCCTGCTCTTTCGTTTTTCTAACTCCAGTACTGGGATTGGGCGCGGCAGTTAGACCAATCTCTCGCGCATAGTTAAAGATATGGCTAAATAGAGCCAACTCCCGATTCGCTCGTATGCCGCCAGCTTCGACTGGAATGGGCCTGTCACGCTCTTTTAGCCAGGCCTTCGTTTTTTCGATTCTCCAAGTGCGATATTGCCGGATGTGTTGCGGCTCAATTAAATCGAGCGCGGCGGGCGGGTTGTCGAAGAACTCATACAAAATGTCCAGTTCAGTGAGATTGTCTTTACGGGTGCGCTGTGCTTTCAATGGCAGGACGTCCCGCACATAGATCAAGGCGGCGTCGCGGAATGTAGCGGTAGAGGGCGGCACCTTGGCGTCAGCCTCAAGCTCAGCCCATTTTTGCACTGCAGTAAGGTAGTCTGAGCCCAGTGGGATCTCTTTTCGCGGCTTTCCCCCTGTATCGTAGTAGTAGAACACTCGTCCAGACCTCTGGACCCGTCGCCGCATTCTTGGCGGCAGGTTTTTATTGGTAGAGGGCTTTCTCCCCATGCCGTTTTATCCTCCTGTTAAGACACTAGGTTGCCAAGCGCGTACAGGCTTAGGGTCACTGCCAGCCGTGCGACCCTCTATAGCGGCGCGAGCTACTATTGGCCGGCCACGCGCATTTTCAAAAAACGGGATACCGGATGTCCGCAGCCATTGAACCTGCAATTGCTCCCTATGTAGCAGATGCCCGCTGATTCGTTTGCCCTTGTTGATTCCTGTGAGCTCTGCGACTTCAGCAGGCGTGAGGAACACATCTGCTCCCATATGCCCTCCCATTAGAAACCCGCCTTGGGGGCGGGTAGATTCCAATCCTTGGCCGTAACAGCCAATATTTCCAAAATCCGATCATTCATCAGCGGGCCTGTCGGAACTCCTGCAGGAACCGCTGTCGGAACTGCTCTGTTTCCAGATCCGTTGTGCGGACCCTGGTGTTTTCCGGGTTATTCATCCAGTTCCACATCCGCGTGCTGAGCATTTGAGCGCCGGTGATTTGACGCTGCAGCTCATCGATTTCGCAAGCGATGCATCCAGTCCGGCTACGGTGCACCTGGGCTTCACTGTGCTTTTCGCAAGTAACTTTCACTCTTCTTTCTCCGTATTCATAATGGCCTGCAGGTCGAGCAGGGCCTGAGCTGGCACCAGTACATAATCGGTGCCGCCTTGTTCTGTTCGTTCGTACTCGACTGCCGACCGTAAAAACTTCTGCAGTGGGGGCGCGATGGCTTTCACAGTTAAGCGAGGTCGGTCGGCAAGCATGCGCGGCGTGACCTTCCTTTTTCCTTCTGCCTGTGCCCGTTCTGCCGCCTCCTCGATAGCCTGACCAGCTTGTTCGCCGTGCTGACGCACCAGGCCGACTGCAGCTGACGCCGACACTTGGCCAGAGGTTATTGCTCGTTGTACGTCCGTATTGGAGTTTGCAAGCATCAGCATTTGCTCAACGTGGGTGCGGGACTTGTGGACGCCCTGGGCAATCTGGGTGGTGGTCCAGCCAAAATTTGCTAGCCGTCGATAGCCGCGTGCTACCTCCAAGGCTCCCAGTCGTCGGTTTTCCACGCTGGTCAGGATACGGAGGGTGCGCTCAGCATCGCTTCCCTCGAACGGCACGATACTGATCCATGCCTCTGGCTGCCCACCATCACGGGCCGGAGTTCTGGGCAGCTTGCCTGCTGCATCGAGTAATAGCAGGGCGCGCCTACGCCGATTCCCATCCACTACCCATACCCCACCTTCTTCGCGTGGGCGCACTTCCAGTGCCGGATAGGTTCCGCCAGCCCCGATATATTCGGCCAGAGCCTGGATGCTTTCCTCAAACGAGATTCCATCAGCATCGACTGCTGTTTCGTCCCGCAGATTAAAGCCTGGTTCTTCGTGAATATCTTCCAGGCGGATTTTCATTGCATCCGCCCGCTTGATCGTTTTATCGCCGATCATGCGCTTAAAAGTAGACATGTTTTCTCCGTTACATGGGCAGGCTATCGACCCACTTGAGGAACAGCTCCCATAGTGTTTTGCGTCCGGCCTCAGCGGCCTCGGGGGAAATGCTCATGCTCCAGGCTCCTTTTCGGCCGGCGCCTGGCGCAGCATCCGCAGCAGGGCAGTACGGTACTCACCCAGGCTCAAATACGAGATGGCGGACGCATCGCAGGCGACGAATGCCTCGATGTTGGCCAAGGTTCTTTGTTGCTGGTCGATTCGGCCAGCAGCTTCGAGCATGATTGCCGTAGGCAGGACCACGCCCTCTGCAGGCCCGCTAAAGTCCCGCCATCCAAATTCCGGCTCGCCATTGGCCTGGATAGGCCCCATCGGATACTTGCAGCGCAAGCGATGAGTGAGGTCATCCGTCATGGCGTTTGCTCTCCTGGGTCCGTGATCGGGGTGAGCTCATAGTCGCAGGAGTAGTGCCAGTCATTGCCGCTGAACCCCTCGTCGGATAGCGCCTGCTCGTGTTCCTCATCGCTCTCAAAATCCTCACGCTTTGGCCGTAGCACCACCTTTTTCGGAACGGTGTGGTGAGTGATCTCTCCTGCAACGACTTGCACAACACTCTCGCTCCAGCAGTCGTCCAGATACCCTTGGATTGCGTCTTCGGCGTCAGCGTTGCGCTCTTCGGCTGTGCGGTAATACCGCATTCCATCGCCTTCTGGGTCATGAAGGAAGAAGCGGTATTCCGGTGTAGGGTGATATTTGAAGCCAGTCATGCCTGCTCCTTACGGGCTGCGTCAATGGCGGCGTTGGCTTTCTCGGCCCATTGAGCGGGGTCGGCTAGGTAATGCCCCAGCAGGAAGTGGATTACTGCGGCCTGCTCATTCTCAGCACGCTTGGCAATTTCTTGGCCGCCAGAACGAAGTATGTCGGCCAACTGGGCACACAGGAAGTTTGGCCGACCGAGGATTGCGATCAGGTCGTCATTCAGTGACGGCAGCGCATTCACTTGGTGGGTACCTTGGCTGGATGGAAGCATGTGATATGCCAAGGCTGCGACCTTGCCAAAAGTTTCAGCCCGCAGTTCTTCCTGAATGTCGTCGGGGTGGGGTTCGCCGGTGAGATGGCCGATTTCGTGGGCCAGCATGTGAATCAACAATGCGCGGTCTACGTCTGGAGCGGCCCACACATGGATTTGGTTTGTGTCGGTGTCGGCACATCCCCAGCACTTCTGATCGCGTATGGCCTGGATCTCTTGCTCGTAGGTCAGGTCAACCTTTTGTCGTTCTTCGGTTTCACCTACCATTGCGCCTTCGATCAATTCCTCATAGGTCAATCCGTTTTCAATGGCGGTTTTCTCCCAGAAGATGCGATGTACTGCTTCTGGTGTGTCATGCCATTGGATGGTGAGTTCGGGCAACTCTCCGGAATTTCCGGATGGTTCGATCATTTGCGCGGCGTCACGAAATTGATTTTGTTTGGCTGCCAGCTTTCGGATGATTGCTGAAATTTCGTCCACTCGGTCATTGTCGCCACCGGAGACGTCTAAGCGATCCAGCATGATTAGGGCGGCATCTGCGTCACCATGGCCGGTCCAGCTTGGAACTTCGCCTTTACCTTGGTTCTCCAGCAGTGCTTTTCGCCTGTTATTAGCCTCAGTTCCTTGGGAAGCACCGCTTACAGGCTGCTGCGCTGCTTTGGCATTCACTGCATTCATTGCATTCAGCCAGCCTGTAACCCAATGCGGCTGCTTTTCTGGGGCAAGGCCGTAGGTTGCGAGTAGTTCAGCGGCAAAAGGCCCGTATCCTGGCACCCATGCACCATGCTTAATCGCCAGTGCCTGCAGATCATCGAATGTCGGCCGCGCCTGGGCGCGCTGCAGGGTTTCAATTTCCTTACGCAGCGCCTCAATCTCCGCATCCCTTGCTGGGATACCTGCTTTCACATCGTCAAGCGTCTGCTGTGTGAGGTCAGGCTGGGCGGTAACGGGGGCGGCGTTGAGCATGGTTCTGCACACTTGGATCAGATAGTCCATGGAACGCATTGCAGTGGCACGCGGAACATTCACGCCTTCCTCGTCCTCAGGCCATTGCACTTTTGCTAGGTAAGCCGCGTCCTGAACAGCAATCTTGTGCAGTCCACTCCATCCGCATGGGAACGGGCACTGTGACACCGCCACCGGCTCCGCGCTCACAGGGGCGGCACCAGCGAAAAGTGGCACCCAAGCGCCAGATGCTTTGCGTACATCTTCGATCTGGCCACTGTGTAGTGGACCTGCGTACCCACCGTCACTGCGCGGGCTATACCAGAAAAGTGGCTCCTTGCTCATCGCTTCTTCTCCATCAGTTGCGAGTAATTTGGGTTGGGGGCGGCTTTTGAGGTAACGGGGATGAATGCGCGTGTTCCGTACACCTGTGCTGCTCGGTCGAGGTTGAACGCTTCTTGCGGGGTAGAGCGTGCCTGGTTGTGTGGGTGAGTGTTCATGCGGCCTCCTTGCGTCGGCGTGCCCCTGGATACTCGGGGTGGGGTTTGTACTTTGTAGGAGCGATCACATTCGCAAGCAGCGTTATCCATACGTCCTTGGTGTTGGGCACTGCAAGTAGCTCCGATACCGGCATATCCAAGGTCACTCCATCGAAGTCCCTTGGGTTACCTGGGCGGGCCAGGGATTCACCAACTGCAACAGGCACGGCAATATTGCTGCCTGTGTTGTAGTAATCGAGGTGCGCCATGATCCGATCATTCGAGTACCGACCAGCGCGGGACAAACGCCAGCGGTAGCCCTTGTCGTCCTCTGCCCAAAGGGTGATATACCGGTGCTCGCGCAATGTGTGCATTACGCTGATTACGATGTAGTCGGGCACTGTCTGGCCTCCCATCCGTTCTCACCCCAGACCACACAAGAGCGTTCAAGCTCATGGCACAGGGATGCATATCCGTTATTGAAATGACCGTGGGTAGAGGTTTTGTGCAGGAGCACGCGCACCTCAGGGTCATGGCGAAGGGTAAAAATTGTCCCGGTTCGATGTGTCGAAGGCGGGGCAGGGGTTTGTTGGAATGCTGTTGATTCATTCGCATAATCCATAAATAGACGAGCAACTGGAGGCGTCGGCAAAAACACGCGTGAGGTCGAACTGGCGACCTCCATGGCTGGTCATGGACCACTCGACCATGCGGTCGATACCGAAACTTTCGTGAGTGATGATGTCTCCCTCGTTGTATGTCGGATCATTCACTGCATTGAAAAAGGTACTGCTGCCAAGTTTGGATGCCTGGGAAACCAGTTTCTCCCACGCTCGTACTCGATCAATTTCGATCGGCCAGCGTTGGGCTATCTGTCGCAGCTCATCTTTGACGCAGTTGACGCAGGGCATGCAGCCAACTCGGCCAGCGCCCTGCAAATACAGCGGATTGGGCTTGATACCCATCATGTGATGGGCATCGAATACGTCGGCCACGCTCCAGCGCAGGATTGGTCTGTAATTGAGCAGCCCGCCTCCTACCTCATCACACTCCGGCAGGTGCCGACGCGCCAGGCTTTCCTCGGCTCTTACCCCTTGCCACGACAAAACCAGACCACCTTCATCCATCAGTGGAAGCATCACCTGCTCAATCAAAGGCTTTACCTTAAGTTCCGTGGTGCAGAACCGAGTCTTGGTGCTGGGGAATCGCCCCTTCCAGAGACAGAGATCTAGAAACGGGATGCCCGTGGGGTGGAGCACTGTCAGGGCCTGTTCAATAATCGAATCCGGGACACCCTTCTCACGCCACTTCGTATCCACATAAAGACGCTTTCTGGCGATCTGCTCAGAGAAGTCCGCTTTCACCCAGCGGATCGGCACGCCTGTGGCCTGGGCTAGGTAATGCACATAGTCATAGGTCTGCTGATGCTCATGCCCAGTGTCAGCAAAGACGGCCTGCAGGTTGGGTACTTCCTGAACGATGGCCAGCAGCAGTAGGGCGGTGCTGTCCTTTCCGCCCGAGACTGAGACGATGTTGTGGGTCATGGGTTGATCCTAGAAAAGAAAAACCCCGTTGAGCGAATCAAACGGGGTTATGGGGTATTGCTGTAGTTGTGATGCTTCATAGGGGAGGCATCCTATGTGTTAGTCACAGAGGTTCGGCTATGATCCTTGCGAGAATGGGTAAGAGAAATTGGTTATAGTTGGGCTCGCAACCGCCGCTTTAGGCCAATAGTAGTCAGTCATAAGAGGCTTTTCTCAGTTGTTCAAGTATCAGTTTTGGGCGAACATGTTTAGATAAATACCCAGATCAACTTGTCGAGCACGCGAAGGCTAGAGGTCATCCGATGCCCCCATCCTGCATGCCAAAGCTTCTTACCTACTACATACTCGGGGACTGTTTCAATCATGAGCAATAAGTTCGACACATTTATCAAAAGTCAGAGCCACAATACTTCCACAGAGAGCAGTACCCACTTAACCATTGAGCAAGAAAAAGAGTTGTGGATTAACAAGCTTGCTGAACTCTATTCACTCGTCAATAAGAGTCTCGAAGATTATGTTAACAGCGGAGATGTAAGGATCACCCGCTCTCCTGTTACCCTTCACGAAGAACAAATAGGTTCTTACCGAGTAGACCAACTTGAGATCCTTATTGGACGGCAGGTAGTTCGCCTTAAGCCGATTGGTACATTTCTAATTGGAGCACGCGGTCGTGTCGACATGGTTGGGCCGCGAGGCTCGGTACGATTTGTTATCGTTCCACCTGCCTCGCAAAAGCCAACTATCGAAATAACTATTTCTACTGTGGGTGAAGTTACTAAGCCAAAACCCGAGCCTAAGCATGTTCCACCTGAAGAATGGGTGTGGAAAATCTCGACGCTTCCGCCACGAATCATGTACGTTGATCTAAATTCGGAGTCATTCCAAGATGCCTTAATAGGAGTCGTAAATGGCGACTCCTGACAAGGTTTCGTTTTCTGGGCAGCATAGAAGCCTTGAAGACGTTGCCCTGTACTATTTGGATGCCCGTGCTGCCTTTATCGACTTCTTCGCGGGCTCATCGCCTGAGCTTCAACTGAGATATGCGGGAGCAAAACTAGATGTTGTTCGTGATATAGCCCTAAAGGAGCTCGATTTAACTAGTTGTTTATCGGTTCTAACCACTGTGGAAGCAGCTGTTCGTATTGACTATTTGAGTCGAGTCTATGCACGGAAAAAAGACCAGCTCTCGCTGGCTATGCGTGAGATTTACAAGGGGCGAGAAAACGCCGCTAAACTAGAAGATGACCTGCTACGCGCTTGGCGCGATAGCGGTGTAGTGGGAAGAAACTTGATAGGCGAACTCATCGGTGCGTTCAAGTACAGGCACTGGTTAGCTCATGGTCGATATTGGTCGCCGAAGTTCGGTCGTATCTATGACTACGTTACTGTCTATGGTCTGGCAGAGGAATTCCTTGAGGCTATGGAGCAGTATTGATTATTGCTGAGCAATTAGAACAAACTATTGAAGGCTTGCTGATTCAGGAGTAGAGAAAGTGTCGCTCATTCATAGAGAGTCTGTTTTTTGGAGACTGGTGATTTTGCCGGTCCCTGAGCCAGCAATGGGGTGCTTTCTACCCGATAGATCTGGCAGCGTTTGCCAGATCAAATCTGAGTTAATACATATTAGCTTGCTCACGCTCATCACCTAGCACCACGACCAGATCACTGATTAACCCGGACAGTTCAGATGTCATCAAGGTCATGTCGGCATCAAAGATTTCGTCATCGTTGACGGCGGTCACATCTTGTTTTTCAGTCAGGATGTCCAGCGGGGCCACGCGTTTGACGTCTAGCGCATCGGTCAGCACAAAGCTGATGCGATCCGCCCAGGTCATGGCCAAACGAGTACATTGTTTGCCGGCTTCAACGTGCTTGCGCACTTCGTCAATATCCGCGCTTTGCTTCACGTAGCGAACGGCAGCACCGCTGTCACCTGTGGAACGAAGTTCGGTGTCCTGGTCCACGGTGAAGTTAGCCAGTTGCTCTTCATCCACCAGCCAGGAGGTCATGGCGGCACCAGGCGATTGCTCGGTATACAGGGGCAGAACAGGGAAGGGGTCTACGCTCTTAGCGAACAGCCCGAGTACCTCATCACTCTTGTGCGCTGCTGCGGTATCAATGACAAACCAGTGGTTTCGTGTGTCGATCCACACCATTGTGTCGCGCTGCACAGCATGAGAGCGGGGCATCAGATCAATGATGATCTGCTCTTTGATTTCCTTCATTTGCTTACGGCCTGGCTTGTAGCCTTGCTGCTTTTCAGTTTCGCGGGCCTTTTCGCGGGCTGCCTGATTAACTACAGCGCTCGGCAACAATTTCTTTTCAGCTCGATGCCGAATCAGATACTGACCGTTAACCTCGTGGACCAGCGCGCCGCCGTCACGCACTGCAACCCAGCCCTGGCTAAACGGTTCTTGGCTGTCGCAAGGGGCAAATTGATGCTTGGCCAACATCTCGGCCAGTTGTTGAGCGGACAAGGCAAAAGTCGTATCCAAGCGGTAGATACGCAGATTTTTAAACCACATGGGTGTATTCCTTTCAGGATGGGCTATGCTCACGCCGTATATACAAGCATGAGGCGAGAGGGCTATGGGGATTAAGTGGATAGAGGACTACAGCGTGGAAACCCAACGAGTTTTTGGGTTAGGGATTGGATTTGCAGGGGGAGCAACTTCAGCTTGGATTGTTTATGGCATCTACACGTCGTGGGCGATGTTTAAAGGAGCTGATTGGTGGGATGTGTTGATGGCTTTTGGGACAGTCGGCGCTGTTTTTGTGGCTCTTTATCTTGCCAGCAAGGAGCGACGGCTCATGAAGCGTGAAAAAAAAGAATTAGCTTCTTTGCATGCTGCTGAGTTCGCAGCACTGCTTTCTGATGAAATTATTCAACCGCTTAACGCTTCCATAGCACAAATTGTTTTCGCTATTAACCCTTGGCCAGGCACCAAAGAAAAAGTTTCGATTCAGGACATTAATGAGGCTATAAGACAATTACGAGTCACGTTGGAGAAAGCTATAACGGTTATCGATGTTAAGGATTTAGTTCCTATTATTGGACTTGGCAAAAGTGTCGCGCACAGAGCAGCATACGGTTTGGCGCAGTTAGGCCGTATTGAAGGAGTGCTAAGAAAATCCATAAACCGGAATATAGTTTCATCTGAAGGTTATATTGTCGCTAGTCCATTAAAATTTACTAATGCAGTACTTGAGGCTTTGCGGCATCTGTCCGCCGCCACGTTGGTGTGTAGAAACGCGTCATATGTGTCTGCTCCTACGCCCTCAGATCAGGAGGTGTATGGTGATTACGTTTAGGCTGTATCCCGCTTAGTCGCCGGATAAATGGTGTTTGTATTGAGACTTGATTAGTAGCCCGCTGCGGGGGCGATGAAATTCAAAATCACTGAGATGACAAAGAATGCAGTGGGCATCCCCAGACACCAACTGGTCGGGGTCTCGCTTTCAGCAGGTAAAGGCTCCCACCCAAAGTGAGCGGCCAGGGGAGGGCGCACAGAGCGCACCCAGAACTTGTCGGCCAGCAGTGCGATGGAAAGCACGCCAGCCCACATAAACAAATTTGCGAGCGCAGTCATAGCGCCTCCTGTTGAGAAAAGAAAAAGAGGCCCTGTACTCATTTTTGAGAACAGGGCCGATAAGTCGTTTGCCGTGGTATCGTTCTGCGGATATAAAAAGCAGAATATTGGGAGGGATAATGAAACGAAGTTTTTTTGTTTTATTGCTCGCACTATTGTTTACTGGTTGCGCAACATATCAACCAGGCTGGGCGAGCCCTTTAGACGAGAAACTGTACTCAAGTCAAAACTATTACAAATCATCCGGTCGATCTGATATCACCTGTTATATCGGCCCAAATCCACAGACACTTGTAGAAGATGTGATTTGTACCGATTGGCGAAATGTGCCCGCTGGGGCGAAGTTGTCGCCAACCCGAAAAGGCAGCTCAGCCTATATCCCGTCAACGGGGGGCTCTGTCCATGTGCGTGGGTACTATCGAAAGAACGGTACTTATGTTCGACCCCATACTAGGCGTGCTCCACGGCGGCGCTAGGTGCGGCTTGTTGTCTAGGCTCAGTAGTTGTTCCTGCTAGCCTCCCTCTAGTCGCAGCACTCCCGCCGCCCATGGCGTGGGCGGGAGTGATATCGAATTGGTTAAGGGAGTGGGAATGCTGCGGCTGGAGGGTGCCCGCTCTCACCATGCGGGCCATGGGCCTGTGAGCTCTCAGGCTGGCGTTGTCGGTTGTTGTATGACGCGAATATTCAGCCGACACCCGTCGCACGGGGCGATGGTGAGCGAGTGCAAGTCCGGCAAAACATCCGCTTCGGAACTAATCCAGATAACAAGGCATGAGCACCCCAGCGCCTCCATCAAACTCGAACCTCGCGAAGGCTTTCGGGTCTCCATTTACGAGCAGCTTGTGATGCGGAAGCCCTTGAATCAGCCTCAGATAGCGCTCCTGAAAGCGGTAGCGTACGCCATCCGCCTCCAAGGCTATGGTGCGGAATTCAACTCCAGATCCGTTACAAGGCATGCAGGCTTCTGCATCAGATTTTCCTTTTGGGGCGGGCTCGATCAAACCTCCGTCGCCTTTGCAGGCCAGGCATTCGTACTCGTAATTTCCATGACAGAAGTAACCATCGCCATCACAGTCATCGCAGTCCGTCACGGTAACTAGGCCCGAGCCTTCACAATGTTTACAAGGCATGCCAGGCCTTTCTGGCAGGATAATTGGCAGAGCCTGAGAGTACTGGCGAGAATCTCGCTCAAGAGCTGAAACTCTGCCGATCATCTTTTCATGAGCAGTGGGCAGGCCTCCACCAGCCTCGAAAACAATCACAGCGATATGTGAATTCGTGGCGATGGCATGACCGTCATCTTGAAAAGGTGCATTGAGATACTCTCGGATGTCTCCTCTCGCCGCGAAAGACTGTAGGTCGATCATGTGGGCTCCTTTATTTTCCGATGGGCAGGGCATCGAGACTACCGCGAATGTCCCAATCAGAAAGAATGGTTTGAGGCTTGAAAACTACTCGATAGTGGTAGGTGCTGACATTGGCAGAGGCCAACTGCTCTGCAAAGTAAGTGACGTTGTCAGACAGGCCCAGAAAGTGCTTCTTGTATTCGTTTGGCCCAACCTTGCAGGTCACATGAAAGGACGTGTTGCTGGCGTTGGTGTCAATGGAGCAGCGGCCTTCAATGGTCAGGATGTAGGCGTCGGTGATCCCGTTGTAGAAAACGATACGGCGCTCAATCTCGAACATATCAGCGGCTTTCGACAGATTTCGAGACGCCACCTTAGAGTCGGTGTCGCAGCCAGCCAGAGCCATCAGCGACGCGGCTGCTGCAACCAAAAAGAGTTTCTTCATTTTTCCCCTCGCATGAAAAACCGCCCTGAGTAGGACGGTTTCAGATGCGGCCCCATCAAAGGGGCCATGAGTGCTGGGATTCCAACCAGCGTGACCGTTTCCGTTTTTGGCCGTCTACGCCTCACCCTCTTTCTTCGTTAACCGTGCTTTGACGGACTGGAGACGGCAGGGATACCGCGCAGAGCCACAACCATGCTTGTGGGTGCTATTGAGCCGGACGAACACGCCCACATAGGCGGGGTGAGCAACATCGGCAGGTGGGTTGTTAAAGAGCGTCGAATGAATATTACCCAAAGGTAATTAATAAAACAATACCTATGGGTAATTATTTGGGCGAGCGAGGTAATGGGTCTGTGCTTACCAGCAGGCTAAGATGCTGTTACTTTTTGGAGTAACTTAAGGCAGGAGTGTTGGCGTGGAAACAAAAGAATCGCAGTTGGGATTGCAGCCCATGAAGGCGGCGGACGTGTGCCGGGTAATGATCTTTGCGTCTATCGTATGTGGCGGGATTGGCGCGCTATTGTTCGGCAAGGTAGAAGCACTTTCTCGGTATGGCTCAAGCACTGACGTTTACGTGCCTGCGCTGTACATCCCCTGGCTAATCGGCGGGGTCTTTAGCGCAGTTTTCTGGTGGGTGCTGGGCGAGATTGCTGGATCTGTGCACCGTCTTGAAAGAAGTGCAGTTGGAAGTAGCTCGGCTCAGCAGACAACTAACTTCTCGACTAAAGCAGTTACTCGACCGATATCTCCGGTTGTCGAGCAGGCAACTCAAACTTGGAGCAAAGGTACGTTGCTATTGGTCTATGCGGTGGTTGCTGGTTTGGGCATTGCGCTAGCCATTTTTCTGGCAACTAAACAAGGACTTATTGGGTAAGTCATGTGAAGTGGATGACCATCAGTCTTGTGGTGCGCAGCTGATAAAAAAACCCGCTTATTGCGGGTTCTTTTTTGGTTGTTCAGCTGACTATGCTTGTAGATGCTCAACTCTTGCTCTAATCCAAGCCATCAAATCATGCTCGTCTTCTATTTTCTTCTGTTGAGCACGCTGGTCACGAAAGCAAGATAAGCTGACGACGGTAGCGTTAGGAGTGGGTGATAGAGGTTGAGAAACGGCTTGTTCAAGGCTGACTTCGGGCTCTATAGGGAAGTTGAGTTCAAGTTGGGCTGGTTCGTTGTTCATGGCTATACATCCGGTTCGTTGAGCAGATCAAGGTCGGAAGAAGCAGCGATCAAACCTTCCAATATTTCAAGGGCTTCCATGCTTTTGCTAGTTCGAGGACGAACTGATTCTGCATCAAACTTTACCATCTTGCCAGCTTTCTTTCTAGAGTTAGGAGGAACCCTAAAAAGTGAAAGATAGCGTGATGGAGCAACGCCATCATACGCTAAAATCCGCACTTTTTTTGTCTCATTTTCGTCTTCAGTGATTGCATCGCTGTGAAGCTTTATGGCAAGACTCTTAGCATACGGTTCGATGAAGTAGACCTCAGAGATGCCTGCTGCGATGATGTGACGCGCACACGAGTGACAAGGGTACGTGGTTACGTAGAGTTTTCCGCCTCGGATCAGACCACCAGAATTTTGCCCGGCATTGATAATTGCATGCATTTCAGCGTGAATTGCACGGGAGAACTCAATCAAGTTACTTAGGCGACTTGATGATCGGATCGCTTGCATCGCGTCTTCGTGTCGGTCTGGTGGGATGAGGTTGCCTAGAGTGTCTAGGATCTCTTTGGTGAGCTCGCCCTTTTCCTTATCATTGGAACAATGGCCACTACCATGGTTCCAGCATCGAAAGTCATTATCTGTTGGAACATCACTATATAGACCACCATGAGGTGATGGCACATCATTCCAGCCGACACTCAGGACATTTCCATCCTTGTCTGTTGCGCATGCCCCAACTTGTCTAGATAGGCAAGCTGAATTAGCAGAAGCCATTGCAGCCGCGTACATTGCTGATTCACTCTTGGTTGGTGTAACCACCTTAGCGCCGAGCATTAAATTTACAAACCGTTCTACTCGTTCTTCTAGATGCGAATCAGTGCTTTTCTCAATGCGTAAAAACATGTCGCAACCGGGGAAGGTTTTTCTAACGGTTTGTCCGTCATCAGATTTTCCGCCAAGGTCCTCGTCTATAAGATGATGTATTTGAAAGCTAGATAATCCCTTTTTTTTAAGGTTTTCCTCTCTAAGGTTTAGAGGGGAAAAAACACCAATTACAAAAAGCATTTCCCCATAGACGGATTTTAAAAGGGCAAGTTCCTCTTCGTTTTTTATTGAAACAATAATATTGCACTTTTTTCTTATGGGGTATTTGTATCCCCCTGATTCTATAGGTTCTTTCCCTTTCTCTCGTTCTATTCTAATTTTTCTTATTGCTAATTGAGCTAAAACGCTTGATGTTGTTCTTTTTCTTAACTCATTTCCAGCATTTATAAGTGAGAGTATTCTGTTGTACTCGCTGTCTGTGTTGATTTCGTGGTCGATTTTTTTTGCATGTTCTTTTATTAAATCGCTTAAGCTGATTCGTGTGCATGAGTAATTGAATTTAGATATTTTTTTTTCTAGCGCCTCAGCGACTTCGTGAGTAGGGGAACCAATAGGGGCGCACAGGGCTATGACTAGTTCAGGAGTGAATGTTTTTTTCACATTTTCGTAGCCCCCGGCCACCCCTTCATTGGATGTTCTTTTTTTTTGTGGGCTCTTATCAGCAGTTACAGCTTGTGTACTCATTTTTTTGCCTCATTATTCACAATGTTGTTAATTTTGCTGTCAACTAAAAAATAAGGAGCCAAACGGCTCCTTGTCACTTCCTGTTCACTCCTTCTCACGTACATCCTCCCTGGGCTGGGGCAGAACGATTCTTGTCATATTCAACCTTTTCTCAGGCTCCACCAGGCCATAACCTTCCCGCAGACAGTGATAGCCTCGGCAATGTGGCGCAGATCGTAGCGCTCTTCATCTGGGTACTCATCAATATTGTCACTACGGATAATCAGCGTCCCGCTGCTCAAAATCATTGCCTTCTTGAGTATCAGTCGGCCTGCGACGTCCAGAACGTAGATCCCGGCTGCTTCGATGCTCCGACACTCCACGTCAACAAACACCAGATCCCCATCATTGATGGTGGGAGACATGCTGTTCCCGCTACCAGTCAGAACCTTAATGCGAGAGGGGTTCACACTTCCAACTTTCTCCCGCACCCATTGCTCAAGCACATCTAAGTGCTGAACGAGTTGTACGGGGGCGTCGACTTCGCGGCCGCGGCCCATAGAGGGAGTGGGGGAGAGGTGTTCTAAACGGACGTATCCTGGGGGCGGTGAGCTACTGATAGCAGTTGTCAGCTCCCCAGATTCGGTTTCAAGCCAGCCAGGGAAGGCGGCATTCAGTCGCTCGACATTATCCTCACCAATGCGCTTTTGGCCTGCCTTTCCTTCCGGGTAGAGCATGCGAGAGACGTAGCTGGGGTCAACGTCAATCCGTGAAGCGATCTGCGAGATGGCTCCATGTCCTAGCTGCGCACGTAGCGCGAGCAATGCTTGACGACGTTGTTCAAATTTATCCATGGGCAGATTTCAACTAATTATTACCTGCGAGTAAATGACCCATAGGTATTGATAATTTAATTACCTGTAGGTAAGATTTGTGCATGGAAACTCTTCGCACTTATCTGAACGGCCTAGACCGATCTACACAAGCTGCTTATGCCGAGAGGTGTGGCACCACGCTGGGATATCTCAGGAAAGCTATCTCGCGGGGGCATCGGCTGGATGGCGGCCTCGTCCGACGACTTGATATTGAGTCTGGGGGCCGCGTCAGGCGGGAGGAGCTTCGCGGAGATATTTGGCCAGAACCTAAGGAGCCTCACATGCCCAACACCCCCGACCCCAAACCCGACGACCGTATCCCCATCGGTCCCCCTGACTGCATTACGAAAGGGGGCGCGCATGTTTAGCGGCCGCGAGCAGACAGTTTCATTGAGTGTGGATGCTTCTAGCCTGCTCGCGACGCTGGACTCACTTAAACATTTTGCTGAGGTTTCTTTGGAGGTCAGACAGCGACTTCTCAGCTTTGGCGATTCCATCTCTCAAACCAGAAGCATCGATCTTGGTAGTAACGCCACAGGAGCATTTGATATCCGGATCCTGTTTGAGCCTTCCGATCGTTTGACTGAGCTTCTTGCCGCATGCCTGGCAGGGGACTTCAACGGCATGTGAATCGATATTGAGTTTCATGGCTTGCTCCTTTAGAGACATGTTTGGTTACGTGCATTTCCAAGCATAGCTGATTGGGGCAGGCCGCCCTTCAATGAGTGGTAGTTACGCCTACCTCGTCGAGCCCATGTTGCTCGTTCCAAATAAGCCGGTCGTATATGCCGGTGATGTGGTCATCGGTAGGGCTACTAAACACCTGATACGCCAGCTCAGTAGCTCTATCAATGATTTCAAAGCGGGGAAGTTCTTTTTTATCCATCCCCGCATTTTCAGTTTCACGACCGATTTTTTCCATTTGTAGTTCCCTCTCCCGATTAATCACTACGTACTTTTCACACTTTTACTGTAGCGATTGTTAGGGGAGGGCGAAACGCTGAAATACACAGGAGTTCAGCCCAATGACAAGACGTTTTTCTTCACTGAACTGGCGAGACGCACTCTACAGTGCCGTCCGTCAGGCCCCAGGCGGCGTTGGCGCGGCTGCCGTGTTTCTTTCTGACCGGCGTGCCGTCTCCATTCATCCCGAGTCCCTGCGCCGCAAGCTGACCGGCGGTGAGCAACTGGATCTGGACATGGCCTTTCTGCTGACCGAATGGCTGGAGGAGCTGGCCGACTGTCGTGAAAGCGCCCGTGACTGGCTCATCGCTGCCGCTCAACAGGGCGGTTTGAGCGTGGTCGAAATGCCATCTGAGCCTGAAGGCGGATTTACCGACGAGGCTGGCGCCCTAAATGAAAAGGCGCTGAAGGCTGCTGCTGAACTGGGCCAGATGTGCAGTGCCATCACAGGCACTACTGCGGACGGCAAAGTGACCTTTGAAGAGCGCGAGATGGTGGTGGCCAAGGCCCGCGACCTGATCGTGCTGTGTTTCCGCATCATCCGCAACGTGACGCGCTGGCATCGCAAGGAGGTCTCAGCATGACCAAAGCACCTTACGGCACGTACTACACCGACCTGTACAAGCTGGGTTGGTTCAACAGCCCCCAGGTCTGCAAAGCCCTGAAAGTCGCTTTCGACCAGGAACCACATGAGCGCCAGCAGCAGATCAAAGAAAAGCTATACGCCGAATTTGGCACTGACAGCCTGGCGATGGTGAACCCACAGCACTTCGTGCGCACGCTGGATGGCATGGGCCTGTTCTTCACGCTGCCTACGTCCCTCAAGGATCAACTGCGATGAAGAAAACAGAATGGCCCCAGCGCACACAGTTGCAGCGCCGCCAGGCACTCAAACGCAGCGCCTTCAAAGCCAAGCCAAAGGAAAAGAAGGGTCCGAGCCTTGGGCAGCGCATTGCCCAGATAGTTGGAACAGCCCTGCAGCATCGGCCCAAGCCCTTAGCTGTCTACCGCTCCGAGCAGCATCGACGCAATGTCGCAGCATTGCCATGCGCCAACTGTGGCCGGTGGTATCGCTCCCAGGCTGCCCACATGAATGGCATTGAATTCGGCAAAGGGCTGGGCCTGAAGGTATCTGATGCCTTGATGTTCCCCCTGTGCACCGATAACGCCTGGGGGCGGGGATGTCACAGCATGCTGGACCAGGGCGGGATCTACGACAAAGCCACTGCAGTGGGTCTGCAGATCACCTGGCTGCACCAGACACGCGATGAATTGAAACGCCTGGGCCAATGGCCTGAGCAAGCCGACCGCGACGTAGAGACGTTCGTGGGGGCGTATTTGAGGAGGCAATTAGCATGAGCACCATCATCATGTCCCAATGCTGGCCACTGCAAGGTATGACACCTGCTCAGAAGGCTGTGCTGGTATCTCTGGCAGATAACGCCAACGACCAAGGCGTGTGCTGGCCTTCTGTTGAGAGCATCGCAATGCGTACCTGCTTGTCTGAGCGTTCGGTCCAGAACTCGATCAAGTGGCTGATAGAGCAGGGGGCGTTGCATGCTCAGCAGCGCAATGGTCGCTCGACCGTGTACACCGTAACCCCCGCAGCATTTGCACCCCCGCAGCAACTGCGGGGTGCAAATAAAGACGAAACCCCCGCAAATAACGACAGAACCCCCGCAGCATTTGCACCCACCCCCGCAACAGCTGCACCCAGAACCGTCAATGAACCATCAAGGAACCGTAAGGAACCATCAAATACGGGTGCGGGGAAGAAATCCAAGCAGCCGGACGAAATTGAAATCGAATTGCCGGACTGGTTGCCTGCTGATGCTTGGACGGATTGGGTGGAGCACAGGCGGGAGATCAAGGCGCCGTTGACGCAGCGAGCGGCAGAACTGTCTATCAAGACACTGGCAAAGCTCAAGGCCCAGGGCAACAACCCGGTGGAGGTGATCGAGCAGAGCGTGCTGTCGGGCAAGTGGACGGCGCTGTACCCGGTGAAGGATCGCCACGGTGGGCAAGCTGGAACTGCCAAGCAGCACATGAATTTCGATGGGAAAAACTACGGGGAGGGCATTGGCGATGATGGCCGTTTCTAACCTTGGCGGGATGTTGTCGGAGCTGGAGAACTCCACGATGAATGCTCTTGCTGCTGGGAAAGACCCGAAGGCAATGATCGAGGACGAGATACGACGCATTCAGGCTGGTGTGGCAGCCGATCGAGCGAAGACGATATCGCATTCGATTTTGTCCCGTGCTGCTATCCCCCCACGGTTTGCCGACCGCCGCCTGAGCAACTATCAGCCTACCTGCTCGGAAGCAGCCAAAGCGCTGCAGGTTGCCCAGCAGTACGCGGACACGTTTCAGCAGGCCATGGAGACAGGTCGCAGTTTGATCTTCATCGGCAACGTGGGGGCGGGCAAGACGCACTTGGCTGTGGGCATTGCCCATGAGGTGATGCAGCAGGGTTATTCGGCGCTGTTTGCTTCGGTCATGGGGGCGGTACGCAGCATCAAGGAAACTTACGGACGCCGTGAGCTGACCGAGTCCCAGGCTATCGCCCGTCTGGTTGAGCCTGATCTGCTGATTTTGGACGAGGTCGGTGTGCAGTTCAGCAGCGATACCGAGCGCCTGTACCTGTTCGAGATCCTGAATGGACGGTACGAGAACATGCGACCCACCATCGTGATCAGCAATCTGGACATGGCTGGCATCAAGGACTGCCTGGGCCAACGTGTCTTTGACCGATTACGCGAGGGAGACGGTCGGGCTGTGACGTTTGCCTGGGATAGCTACCGGGGGCGTGGATGAGTCCGCAGAAGCGGGAAGCAGCAGAGAAGGCAATGCAAAAGTTGGATGGATGGACGGTGGTGGACCCGCAGCGAGATCACAAGGCATGGGCAAAGAAGATTCTCGCAAACCCGGCAGGGCGATCACCAACTGTGATTTGGATGGCTCAGCAGGCAATTAGAGGTGAACAGCAATGAAGGCATTACAGGCGTTGGGCCGATTAAAAGTTGGGCGGATGAACCAAACCGAAGCCGCCTATGCACGGCATTTGGAGCAACGTAAGCATGGAGGTGAGATCGCTTGGTTCAAGTTTGAGGGGCTTAAGTTTCGGCTTGCGGACAACACTTTCTACACACCTGACTTCGTGCTGATGCTATCCGACGGCGTCATGGAAGCGCATGAGGTCAAAGGATTCTGGATGGACGATGCACGCGCAAAGATCAAGATAGCGGCAGATATGTATCCATTCCGATTTATTGCTGTGAAGGCTCAAGCCAAGAAGGCCGGTGGCGGCTGGGCTGTAGAACAGTTTTAAGGGAGGCGGCTGCAAATGAAATCACAGATTGAAATTTTGTTGGGCGAGTGGGGGCGCTGGAAGCGTGGGGAGAACCGGAGTGTATTGGGTTATCCGAAGAAAGCCGCCTTCATGGTCATGCGCGTGGATGGCGGCACTCACATGGACCCATCGGAGTTTGTATCGGATAAAGAAGTGGAGCGCTTGGATGCGGAGGTAAATGCTATACACCCGGAATATCGAGCAATCTTATCTATGCACTATGTTCGACCAGGCGCTATCAAGGAGAAGTTGGAGCGGTTGAGCATATCCAGGGCGATGTATTACTTCCGGCTGGAGTTCGCCACTAAGCAATTGGCGTTTCAGATGGGGTTTGTGCCACCTGGTGTATCGGTGGCCCAACAGGGGGCGGCAGCACAAGGCATGTAGTTTGGGTGTTGGCGGGGGCGTTGCACAGCCGTTTACCTGGGGGTACACTTAACTCGTCCCGGAAGGGATGGAGGGTAAGAGCTCCAGTGCAAAGCGGCATCCGCTCCCGATAGATACGCGGTTTTTTTGCGCCCGCGCCATACAGATCAATGGCCGGGAGGGCGACGGATACAAGACCCGAAAGGGGAAGAAGTCCACCCGGCTTTGCACGGGCTCTTAACCTCCTGGCCGCCATTGCCGGTGCATGTAAGAGTGCTCCGGCGATGATTCTCAAGTCTCGCAAAGGAGCAATCATGCACCACCCCACGCTGGCGCTTACCGCCTCCAGTAATACCCCTTCGGTTTTCAAATTTGAATCACATGCCGTCCGTATCATCATGATCAACGGAGAGCCATGGTTTGTTGCTACAGATGTGTGCAGGGCGCTCAAGCTAAGCAACCCATCGAAAGCCACGGCATCCCTAGATGAGGATGAGCGGTCTAACTTGAAGTTAGATCGTGGTGGCAGTCTTGTTGTTGTCTCCGAATCCGGCATGTATACCTTGGCGCTTCGTTGCCGTGATGCGGTGAAGCCTAATACCGTCCCCCATCGATTCCGCAAATGGGTTACATCGGAAGTCTTGCCCAATATCCGCAAGATTGGCGGCTACGGAACGCAACAAAGGACCATCGAAGCCCAGGCGTTGGCGGCAGCTATGTCTCAGCGCATCTTCCAGACTTTAATGCAATCAGAAGGTGATCTACGTGCACAGCGCTGGAATGTTCGGTTTGATCGAGACAACCGTGAGCAGGACTTAAATGTGCAGATCACTCCCATCCCGTCTAACGCCTACATCATGTCATTTGCCAAACTGGCTCGTAACATCGAGATTGGCGAAGTAGGGTGCGCGGCCAGCGATGTTGAGCTTCTGGCTATTGCATCGGCTTGCACGGACCGCGTAGCGCGTCGTATCCAGCGCCGCTGACTCTATATTTGCGCTTATTTGCGAAGCGTACTATTACTGTCAGTGATTGAAAAATATCTAGGCCTCAAACGAGGCCTAGATATGCATATCAGTCATCCTGGCAAATAAGGTCAAGCGAATAATGCCCCAATCGCCCAGCTAACCATGAGGCTTTAGTGGGTCAGGCCTTTAACCATGCAAGAAGGAGGATATCAATGCTCCAGCCTTTTCAATGGCTTCATCGCTATTAAGGCTATTGCTACCATTTGACAAGTGAGGAATGACTACCAGTTTGCGGCCATCAGACTCACCAAAGTAAATTTTTTTACTGTATCCATTTACGGAGATATCTCTGCATTCAAGCTCGACGCTTTGACCGAAAACGGACAGGGAGAATTGGTTGCGGAATGTGTTTCCAACGCCGATGAATAGTTTTGGTTTGTGTTCGTCGATCCAACTCTTAATAGCAGGCCAGCGATGTGCCGCACACCACTCCTGATACTGAGCTTTGCTTGCAAAGCCTGTCTCCTCTCTGGCGTCATCTGGCCAAGTGGTGACCTTGTTGCAGGCGTAAGGATAGAGGTTGCCTTTGAAATACCCTGTTGAACCCTGGACAAAGGGTTCGTGCTCGTTTGCAAACTCACGATATTGGGATGCCGATACACCACTGATAGCAGCGAGAAGCTTGAAGGCATTGCGGTTAAACGGCCACTGCAGCTGCGTCTGTACGGAATATCCATCATCCATTGGGTCGTTTTTGGGTTCGATATTTTCTTGGTCATATACTGACCAGCCGGGCTCTATACCAAAGAGCCAAATCGAGGGGCTGGCTTCGTTACCCGGATCGCCACCTTCGCAGCCATCAAATTTGTCAAGCATTGAAATTAAATTCGGGTTCAATTTTGTCTCCATGATTTAAATCTATATTTAGGGGGTACCCTAAACCAGTTTGATTGCTGAGGTAAGGTGGTAGTCGAATCTAAGACATTATCGTATAGACGATACGAAAACATGAAGTTTGATATCTTTTTTGTCTAGACACGTTGACGAAGTGTCTATACTCAATCAGAATAAATCCCGTAGGCTGGATATTCCTCAGCCTGACAAAAGGAGCCCTGCCAGTGATGGTGGGGCTTTTTGTTTCTGCTTGAAGGCCAAGCATACTTAAATCGGTAGATGCCGAGCCTGAGAGGGTGAGAAAGCTTTGCTGGTCTAGGGCTGTTCCTTTTTGGAGCGGCCCTTTTGTTTGGGAAAAGCCGGGGGCCCCTAGGGCAATAGACCCGGTAAGGGGGATTCGAAACCCGGACTCTCGCTGTTCACGAGTTTTTTCAATAGGGGGGGTTATATTTTTTTTCCTCCAACGCCAACGTACATGCGCCTTCCTTAAAAAAAATGGGCGCCCTTTAAAGAGGGGGCTTATATTTTTTGGGGTGTCCCATGCTTGGATACACCAGCACCGCAAAAGAGGGCGCTGGCGTAAGTCTAAGGGTGTGAGCCAGGTTGAGGTGGTGGATGACCGCTATGGTTCGGTTAAGGCTTGGCCTGCTGGTGCATGGCTCGATGTGCACGACGTTAACCTGCGCTCTTTGTTCGGCTCGCTGGTTGGCGATGGCGTTAGCTTTGCAAATCAATGACCCGGCCAAGTGCCGGGTTTTCTTTAGAGAACTTTTAGAGCTACTGTCATCCTATGCAAATAATGATTGGAGCTCCTCCTCGGTCGTTCCAGAGGCCTCCATCCTCATAGCCGTTTCAACAGGAATCGAAACTTCTTTGAAACCATTTTCGGGGCATGCTTCGTTCTTAATGATGAATGCTTGATCTGCTGATGTGTCTGTATTCCAAATAACGACAAACAAAGGCTCCCCGTGCTTCGAAAGGTCGATCGCATTATTTTTGCCAAGAAATAAAGCATGTGCCCCTCGGTTTGGTGAGCGCTTGGCATTGAAAATGGTTTCGTGGCTGGCTTTCCTCCACTTCGTTATTGTGTGTACGGCTCTGAATTCTATGGTTTTTGTAGTCATGTCGATTCCTTCATTGAGATTTGTGAGTTCCTAACGTATCAAATTAGTCTTGTATGCGCACTCATTACAAAAGGATTACCGAAAGGGAGGGTAAGTGGCTCAACGAATTCAAAGCCCTTGTAGGGTGAAAACATGTAGGCAGCCGCATAGAAACGTTGGGGGGTACTGCGATGAGCATAAAGCCTTGGTCTCCGGATGGAATGCGTCGGAGCGAGGTAGTTCTGCGCAGCGCGGCTATGGCGCGGCTTGGCGGCGCAAGCGTCAAGCAGTGCTGCAGCGTGACTCCCATCAATGCAGGCTATGTGCGGCTAAAGGGCTGGTGACATATGGCAACGAAGTGGATCACATGACCCCAAAGTCAGAGGGTGGCACAGATGATTTCGAGAACTTGCAAACCATTTGTGAGGATTGCCACAAAGAAAAAACACGCAGAGAGTCTAGTCGGCGCAGGGTAGGGGGGGTATAGAAACAAAATACCTCCCATGTGCATGACCGCCCGTCTAGTGAAATTTTTATACCCGCGAAAAATGAAATTTAGTGAGAGGGGCTTATGGCAGGCGTTCCGGGGCGATCAGGTCGACGGCCAAAACCAACAGAGCGCAAGGTGGCTGCGGGTAACCCAGGTAAACGCGCCCTTAATAAGGAAGCCCCTGAATTTGGTGGCATTGTCAATATTGACTCCCCGAGTTGGCTCGTTGGGGCGGGAAGGGAGCTATGGGAGCATTTAGCCCCGTTGCTTTGCGCACAGCAGGTTCTGCAAGTCACAGATGTTCAAAATCTTGAGTTTTACTGTGCGGCTTATGGAAGGTTCCGATTGGCGGAAGAGGATATCGCCAAGAACGGGATCACTGTATTGGGGGCGCAGGGCGGGGTAGTTAAAAACCCAGCAGCGACAATCATTAACGAGGCTACAAGGCAAATGGCAACCTTCGGATCTTTGCTTGGCCTCGACCCATCCAGTCGTCAGAGACTGTTGGGCCCCAAGGGAGAGGACCCTACTGCTGAACTGGCCGGCATCTTAAACATGTGACATGTCAAAAGCGAAGTTTCCACGGGTGGCTGCAGCTACGCAGTTCGCCCGTGATGCTGTGCGCGGCAAGATTCCATGCTGCCGGTATATCAAGCAAGCCTGCCAGCGTCACCTAGATGACCTGGGGAAAAGTAAAAAGCGTGAGTATCCGTATAAGTTTGACCCGGTACAAGCCGAGAAAAAAATCAAACTTATCGAGTATCTGCCGCACACGAAAGGCAAATGGGCTAAGGAGAAAAAGAGAATCACCCTAGAGCCATGGCAGCTTTTTGGTATCGCTTGCACGTTTGGCTGGATACGCAAGAAAAATGGTTTACGGCGCTTCCGTGAGTCTTACTGGGAGGTTCCGCGTAAGAACGGGAAAAGTGTAATTGGTGCTGGTGTTGGCCTGGGTATGTTCTGCGCTGATGGTGAATTTGGCGCTGAGGTGTATAGCGGTGCAACGACAGAGAAGCAGGCTTGGGAAGTATTTAGACCTGCTCGCTTGATGGTTGAGCGAACTCCGGAACTCAAACGGCTTCTGGGTATTGAAGTAAATGCAGGGAATATGAACCGGCCTGAGGATGGCAGTAGGTTCGAGCCAGTGATTGGTAATCCTGGGGATGGAGCGTCACCCTCTTGTGCTGTTGTGGATGAATATCATGAACACATCGCTGACGATTTGTACGTCACCATGCAAACAGGGATGGGAGCGCGTGATCAAGCCTTGATGTTCATTATTACGACAGCGGGGGCCAATATTTCCGGGCCTTGTTATGACAAGCGCCAAGAAGTGATTGAGATGCTTGAGGGCATCGTTCCGAATGATGAGCTGTTTGGCTGGATTTGGACCATAGATCCTGAGGATGACTGGACAGACCCCAACGTATTGGCTAAAGCCAATCCAAATATGGGGATATCGGTTCGAGAGGACTACTTAGTTTCTCAGCAGCAGCAGGCTATACGCAGAGCGCGTTTTGCCGCCACCTTCAAAAATAAGCATTTGAATGTGTGGACAGCCGCCAAGAGTGGTTTTTACAACATGGCCAAGTTTGGTGCAGACCCGTGCGTCGACCGGAGCCTGACGTTAGAACGTTTCTCCGGTTGGGATTGTGTGTTGGGCTTGGACCTGGCCTCAAAAATTGACCTGACAGCCATGGTTAAGCTGTTTCATGAAGTGATTGAAGGGAGGGTCCATTATTACTGTGTCGCCCCTACTTTTTGGGTTCCAGAGGATACCGTTGAAGGGACTGAGAACCGCCGTATGGCTGACCGCTATCAAAGCTGGGTGGCTTCTAATCACCTAATTCAGACTCAGGGCGCGGAAATTGATTACCGCGATATTCTCGCCGAGGCATTAGAGGTGAATAGGATCGCCCCGGTTGTCGCTTCCCCTATTGACCCGCACGGAGCGGCCAATCTGTCACATCAGTTAGATGATGAGGGATTAAGCCCCATCACTATTGTCCAGAACTACACAAACATGTCGGATCCAATGAAGGAGTTGGAGGCGGCTATTTTGGCTGGGCGTTTTCATCATGATGGTCATCCAATACTCAGTTGGTGCGTTTCTAACGTAGTTGGACGCCATTTGCCCGGTAGTGACGATATCGTGCGACCGACCAAGCAACAGGCAGATAACAAAATCGATGGAGCCACTGCCCTGATTATGGCAATTGGACGAACTATGCTGCCTGTCGCTAAAGAAGAGGCCAGCATTTATGAGCAAGGGGTAGGGATTTGAATCGTCAGGAAAAAATCGCACTAGTGTGCATGCTTGTGGGCTTCATTGCTTTGGTTGGCGGTATAGCTCAGATATCGCTGGCGTGGGCTGCCATAGTGGGCGGCGTTTTACTGATTGTTTTTGGAATAGGACTAGACCGAAATGCTGTTTAGAAGAGCCTCCGATAGCGGCCAGGGCGGCTCTGGTTGGCTTTCTGGTTTTTTGGGTGGGGTCCGTTCAGCGGCAGGTCAAGACGTAAACGCCAAGAGTTCCATGGCAATTCCTGTGCTGCAGAACTGCGTGTCATTGCTTGCGGAGAGCATCGCGCAGCTACCCATCGAGCTCTATCGCCGGTTGCCAGGTGGCGGTAGAGAGGCCGCCACAGACCACCCTTTATACAGAATTCTGAAATACAGGCCGAACCCCTGGCAAACCTCGTTTGAGTATCGAGAGTTTAGCCAGATGTCCGCTGGTTTGCGGGGTAATTCATATAGCTATATCGAGCGAAATGGTGATGGAGAGATTACCGGGCTTTACCCGATGGATCCCGATAGCATCACCGTTTGGAAAGGATCGGACCTGTGTCCTTACTATCAAATAACGGGAAGCGAGGAGAGGCTGGCGCAGCGATACTTTCATCATGTTCGCTGGTTGTCATTTGACAATTATGTCGGGGCATCGCCAATAGCTCTGCATGCTAACTCTATTGGCTATTCCCTGGCGCTGTCAGAGTATGCGGCCAAGTCGTTTGTTAATGGCACAGCGCTCTCAGGCGTGCTGGAGCGACCTGCTGGAACGGTCATCAAGGACCAGAAGGTAATTGATGACTTAACTACGTCTTGGCAGGACCGCTTTGGTGGATCTTCTAACAAAGGAAAGGTAGCGTTTCTTCAAGAGGGAATGACCTTTAAGCCTCTTTCGATGAGTAACGTCGATGCCGAGTTGATAAAGGCTTTGGTGCTCACAGGCGCAGACATGGCACGGATTTGGAAAATTCCATTACCTATGCTGGCCGTGATGGAGGGGGCGACCTACAACAACGTTGAAAACCTCCAAATCCAGTTTGTTATTTATGCCCTGTTGCCATGGATCAGGCGCCACGAAAGCGCCATGCAGCGTGATTTTCTCCGATTGGATGAAATGGATGAGCTGTATATCGAGTTCAACATTGGCGGCCTTCTCCGAGGTAACCAAGAGGCGCGATATAAAGCCTATGCCATTGCCAGGCAGTGGGGGTGGTTGTCCGTGAACGACATTCGCAAGCTGGAAAACCTACCGCCCATTACAGGTGGGGATGTGTACTTGCAGCCGTTGAATATGGTCGATGCCACCACAGGGCTTCCCACAAAAACAGACGAGGCTCAAGCTTTGAGCGAAATTCATAAGGTGCTTCAATGAAAAATCATCACCGCTTAATCAGCTTGATATTCAACACGCCACAACTCATTCGAGAGGATGTGCTGGATCTGGGTGTGCATTGGGCAAATCAGGCGATGAACCTGAATATTGTTAATATTCAAGGCGCTACGCAGATGCAGTCCGAGGCGGCAGCCCCCCAGATGGCCTCGCCTTCTGAGAGACGCTTGCAGGCCGCTCAAGATACTGGTGTGTATGTATTGCCTGTTCATGGGGTGCTGGTATCACGTAACACGCATCTTGATCCGTGTTACTCCATGACAAGCTATGAAGAAATACGCGGGATGTTGAACGCAGCGCTGAATGACCCAAGCGTCGAGCATGTTGTTCTCGATATAGATAGCCCTGGAGGCTCGACGTTGGGTTGTTTTGAGTTGGTTGACGACATATACGCTGCGCGCGCCATAAAGCCAATTACTGCTATTTCCAACTTTGGCGCGTATTCGGCAGGATTTGCGATTGCATCTGCTGCCTCAAGCCTTATCGTTTCCCGTAGCTCTGGCGTGGGTTCTGTGGGTGTCATTGCTCGTCATGTGGATCTGAGCAAGCGTCATGAGCAGCAAGGCATTAAGATCACTTCAGTCTTTGCCGGTGCACGTAAGGACGACTTGGCTAGCCATGCGCCGTTGACCGAAGCAGCAGAGCAGTGGTTAACAGATTTGGTCAATGACCATTATGAGACCTTCACCAGCATTGTTGCTCGGAACCGTGGCATGTCGGTTGCATCAGTAAAAGAAACGGAGGCCGGTGTATTTTTTGGGCAAAAAGCTGTTGACTTGGGCTTTGCGGATTCAGTTGAGTCACCGCAAGCTGCAGTAAACCGAATTGCAGCAGAGGTCGCACAATTGCGTGCTGTATCTAAAAAGAGTGTCAGTGTGGCCTCCCGTGCGGCGGCTATGGAAATTCAAAATACTATTTAGGCGCGTTCGCGACTAAATGATGTCTCGCCACCTACGGGTGGCTTTTTTTATGGGGAAAACAATGCCTAAAGTGCATGAACTTCGTGCTGAACGCGCAAAAATTAATGAGCAAGTCCAAGCCCTGGCTGCCGCAGAAGTGGAAAACGGTAGCTTGACGGCTGAGCAGCACTCTCAATTTTCTGATCTGTCGGCCCAGTTCAAGGAGTTGACAGCAAAAATTGAGCGGGCCGAGCAGGCTGAGAGCATGGCAGCGCAAGCTGCAGTTCCCGTTCAAAGCCATGTTCGAAAAGTGGGTTCTGTTCCGGCTGCGCCGCGTGAGCCTGAAGCTAAGGGGGCCGGCATGGCTCGCATGGTTTTGGCCTTGGCGGCTGCGCAAGGTAACAACCAATTGGCGGCACAAATTGCAATGGATCGTGGTTACGGCGATCATGTTGCCGCGTCACTGAACACCTTGACACCTGGTGCTGGTGGTGTGCTGGTGCCTGAGAATCTCTCTACAGAAGTGATTGAGCTCCTCCGTCCAAAATCAGTTGTTCGAAAGCTGGGCGCACGTGCAATGCCGCTGAATAATGGGAATCTCTCCATCCCTCGCCTAAAGGGCGGTGCAGTGGTGGGCTATATCGGCTCCGATTCTGATATTCCAACCAGCCAGCAAGAGCTTGATGACCTGAAGCTGTCGGCAAAGAAACTGACTGGCTTGGTTCCCATCTCTAACGATTTGATTGCAACATCAAGTGCCAATCCAAACGTGGATCAAATCGTGGTGAGCGACCTTACCTCGGCTATGGGGACGCGTGAAGATAAGGCTTTTATCCGGGACAATGGCTCGGGAAATACCCCTAAGGGCCTGCGCTACTGGGCACCTACTCAAAACGTGTATGCAGCTGCGCAGCCTAAACCAACAATTGATCAGGTTTCGCTTGAGCTGAACAAGTTGGTGCTGGTTCTGGAGTCTGCTGATGCCAACATGACGGCGGTTGGTTGGGTGATGGCACCACGTACAAAACGTTTCCTTCAGGCGCTGCGTGATGGCAACGGTAAGGTCTACCCAGAGTTGGATCAGGGCTTTCTGATGGGCTATCCCGTTGGCTCGACCACCCAAATTCCGACAAACCTTGCTGTAGGTGCCGACTCAAATGGTTCCGAGATTTACTTGGCCGACTTCGGTGATTGCTTTATTGGCGAGGATAGCCACTTGGTTATCGACTTCTCCAAAGAAGCGACTTACACCGATGGAGAAGGCAAAACGGTGTCGGCCTTCCAGCGCGACCAAACATTGGTTCGTGTGATTGCCAAGCATGACTTTGGCCCACGTCACGTCGAATCTGTTGCTGTTCTGACAGATGTTCAATGGGGCGCTTAAGCCCGCTTTAGCTCAGGGTGCCTAGCGCACCCTTTTTTTGGAGTTGTCATGGTTCAAGTGAAATTCTTGAAAAATTGCGGCGCTTACACAGTTGGTGATGTGGCGGGTTTTGATGCCGCTAAAGCTGAGCTGTTGGTAAAGCGCAGTATTGCGGAAAAGCATTCGCCAGATAAAAACAAGAGCGCGGCCAACAAGCCGGGTGGTAATGCTCCGGCTAATTGAGCCGATAGGTGATGAACTGATCAGCCTTGATGAAGCGATTGCGCAAGTCAAGGCTGATGGCGATATCGAGGAAGAAAACACACTCTTAAAAAATGTGTTGATTCCTGGAGCCCGCGGTATAGCCGAAGAAATCACCGGCTCCATTTTGCGCAAGGGCATTTATACAGAGACAATTTTCTCGGGGCAATCGCTTTCAAAGGGGAACGTAAACAGAGTTGAGTCTGTGTTGTCCGGCGGTGTGCCGGTAGATTTCCAGCTTAAGACGGTGGCCAAACGCGCAATCGTAGTAGTAAGTTCCGTTTCGACAGGAGCACCTCTTGATGTGAGGTTTGAGGCTGGGTTTGGCCGTGATGCATGCCCTGATCAACTGCGCTCCTGGCTGTTGATGGTGTTGGGCTTTTTGTACAAAGACCGTGATCTGTCATCCAAAGACTTAAAGATTCGGAATTTGGATTTCCTGCTCTCGTCTTTTAACGTCCCAAGCGGGTTTTAAGCACTATGACTGATAACGAGGGGTTACCAGCTGGCAAACTGAACCGTCGCATCGTAATTCAGCAGCGCGGTCCAGAGCAGGATGCGGGCGGCCAGCCCATTGATGGGTGGGCCGAAGTGGCGAAGCCTTGGGCCTGGATTAAAGGCCAGACGGGAATGGGTGTAGGCAGGCAGATGGCGGGTGAGGGCACTGTGGCCACCTCACTTGACGTCTACTCCTTTCGCATACGTTACCGGCCAGCGATAACGAATGCCATGCGCGTGCTGTATGACGGGCAGACATTCGACATCAAGCATGTACGCCATGACCTGGCTGGACGGGAATGGACGGATCTGGTTTGTGAACTGGGAGGCAACGGTGGTTGAGTCAGCTATTGAGTTCGATATGGAGTCTGCGCTCAAGTCGTTGGATGCACTCGGAGCTGCTGCGAAGGCACACTTACCACGCTCAATGGCAGTGGCTGCCGGAAAGGTGTTCCGAGACGAAGCCAAGGCGCGGGCTCCAGTGTTTGATGGGTCTACGGCGCTTAAAGGCGGCGCGAATGTCAAGAAAGAGCCCAAGGCTGGACTATTGCGAGATGCCATTTACTTGGCGTTCTCAGACAATCGTTCGTTTCCCAGCGATGGGCATTTTGTTTACTCCGTTGCTTGGAACTCGGCTAAGGCTCCCCATGGGCATCTATTGGAGTTTGGACACTGGCGGTACAACGTGATTCGGGGTGGTTACCCGACCAATGAGCGACTTGAAAAGCCGGTATGGGTGGCGGCGCATCCCTTTCTGCGCCCTGCCTATGATGCTGCGCGTCAGCGGGCCATTCAAGCAGGGATGGAACGTGGGCGTGAACGTACCGCCGAGTTGCTGGCCAATCCTGCGTTGCTGGAGCAGTTCAAATGACCATTGAATCCGCATTGTTTGAGTTGCTGGGGGCGTTGGTTGGCAAGCGCTGTTATCCAGATATAACACCCTCTGGAGCTGACTTCCCGCTGATCGTATATCAAGCGGTCGGCGGGGAGTCGCCTGAGTTTCTAGAGCGTCGTTTGCCCGACTGTGAGCATTATCGGATTCAGGTTCATTGTTGGGCGAAAGCTCGATTGCAGGCCAGTTCACTGGCGTTGCAGGTGCGTCAGAAGATTATTGAGCACGGCATGTCCTTTGTATCAGCAAAAACACTTGGCCAGCGCATAGCGCTGTATGAGGAAGAGCTGAAGCTTTATGGCACTCGCCAGGACTTTGGTATCTGGATTAAAGAACGATGATTTTTCAGCCGCCTCCGGGCGGTTTTTTCATATAAGGAGCCTGCAATGGCACTGAAATTCCCTGATGGCTCGGTGGTGGGTTTTGCCACTGCATTGGCCGAGCCCATCCCGTTTACCACTATCAGTAATGGTAGCCCGGCTGAAATTACGCATGAGGGCACACTGGCAAAAGATGCGGTTGTGGTGGTGGCATCCAGCTGGGCCGCTATCAACAATCGTGCCGCCGTAGCTGGCCTGACTGCTACCGGCAAGACCCCGCTGATCGGCATCGATACGACTGACAACGATCTGTTCCGGCCTGGCGGTGGCAAGGGCAGTGTGGCAGTGGCCAGCACATTTATCGATTTCTCCCAGCAGGGTGAGCTGTCCAGTTCTGGCGGTGAGCCGCAAACCTATACCGGCAAATGGCTGGAAGACCCGATGGGTCAGGAGTTCCAGGTACCCATCGGTCAATCGGCTCGTCAATATGCACTGCAATTGGACTACGACGCCAACATGCCTTGGTTCGAGGCAGCAAAGGCGATCTCTCGCAAGCGCAAGCCGACAGTGATCCGCATCCAGTTGCCTGATGGCGATATCGTCTATGAATTTGGCTACGTGCACTTCAATCCAGGCCTGAATATGCAGTCGGGCAATCCCATCAAGAACGCGGTGACTTTCTATCTGATGAGCAGTGAAGGCACCTTGATTCCCGCAGCGTAAGGAAGATCATGGCTATCAAGAAAGGTAACGCGCCTAAGACAATTCCGGCCAAACTGGAGTTGACCGGTGGTGGTGAAGAAAACACTCTGTCTTTGACGTTCCATAACCGCAAGCCCAGCGAGTTTGCAGAGAAGGTGGAGGAACTGGGCTTGCCAGATGCCCCGCCATTTTTCCCTTCTCTTGTGCTTTTCCTGGTCAAGGAATGGGACACAGACTATTCCCTCTCAGTGGAGGGCGTGACAGAGGCGGAGGATGAGCGCCCTGGCATTCTGGCGTCGATCGTCCAGGGTTTCCATGAGGTGCGAAAGGTCAAGCTGCAGGGAAACTAAAGGCGGTGGTTCGGGCGTTGATGTGGCGGCGCCCGACCGCCGCTGAGTTGCGTGGTACCGGCCTCAAGCAAAGCCACTACAAAGAACCCTTGGTTGAAGTCTGGCCGGAGTGTTGGCCGGCTGTTGAGCTATACCTGAAATACCGTACGCAGTGGATTCAGGGGCCTGGTGGTCCAAGTGGGTTGAACTACGCCATTCTGTTTGCTGATTTGGACCGTTACGGCATAGAGGGCGACGAACGCGAAGTGATTATGGACGACATTCGCACGATAGAGGCAGAAGTACTGGCGGAGATCTACAAGGAATAGCCACTGTTATCATTCCGTCATCTTTAGGGAGGATGGGATGAGGAAGGTATTGCTTGGTAGTGTACTTGTTGCTCTCTGTATATCGGTTGCTAAAGCCAGCTCAGCAGAGGATAACCAGAGTACTTGTAATTTTGTCGGAGACTTTTCTAAGTCAGTTATGTCAGCTCGTCAGAACGGCGTGCCAGCTCAGAAAATTATGGCCTCACTAACTGAGGATGATGGTGCTGTGTATGCAGATACATTGAAACGAATCGTTGTTGCTGCCTACCGCGTGCCGTTATTTCACACAGAAGCTGGGAAAGAAGAGGCTATAACTGAATTTCAGAATGCATGGTATTTAAGTTGCTTAGAACTACAAGATTAGCTGGGCGGGAGTGATTCGTAGTCCAAGCATAGAGTTAAAGAGGTCTTAAGCCCGCATCCGTGCGGGCTTTTTCATGGGTGAGTGAAATGGAAGGTCAAACAATCGCGACAGCGCGAATTGACATTACAGCCAACGCTGAGGGTGTGGAGGCGGCTACAGCAAAGGCTAAAGCCAGTATTACATCTATGAGCACAGATGCTCAGGCTCAATATCAGCGTTTGTCTGGGGCCGAGAAGCGGCGAGTGGAGGCGCTGGTTCGCCAAGCTGACACGGTGGGAATGACTCGAGCTCAGCAGATTGCTTATAACGCAACCTTGAAGACCGGCGGCCCGATTCTTGACGAAATTACCCGGAAACTCAATGCAAGTGAGGCTGCTGCCCGCAAGTCTGCTATTGAATTCAACAAGTACGGCATTTCCGCAGGGCAGTACGCTGCAGCCCTTCGCGGCACTCCTGCTCAGATCACTGACATAATTGTGTCCTTGCAAGGCGGCCAGCGCCCTTTAACTGTTTTACTCCAGCAAGGGGGGCAGTTAAAGGATATGTTCGGCGGTATTGTCCCTGCTGCACGGGCATTGAGTAGCACCCTGATGGGAATGGTGAATCCTGCCACTTTATCGGCGGGGGCGGTAGCCGCATTGGGGGTGGCCTGGTACCAAGGTAGTAGGGAAATGGATGGGTTTCGTACTCACCTGACCATGACCAATGGTGCGATAGGCTTGAATTTGGACCAGTTGTCGCAGATGGCTGATGGTTTGGATCAGTTGTCTGGGGTTACCCGTGGGCGTGCAGTCCAGGCTCTAACTGAAATTGCCAAGACCGGCAAGATTGCTGGGGGTCAGATTGGCACTATCGCTGAGATTGCCATTCGCTCAAATCAGGTGCTTGGGCGTGAAATGGCAGACGTGGTGGACGAGTTTTCGCGACTGGCCGAAGAGCCCGCCAAGTTTTCGGCCAAGCTCAACGAGCAATACAACTACTTAACTGCTTCTATTTACGAACAAATCCAGGCGTTAGAGGAGCAGGGAAACAAGCAGGCCGCTGCCCAATTGGCGCAAGAGACTTATGCCAATGTCACTAAAGAGCGACTGAGTGAGGTTGAGGGTTCTCTCGGGTACATTGAGCAAGCATGGAATGCTGTTGCTGGGGCGGCGTCGAAGGCCTGGGATAACATGAAGGGGCTTGGCCGCGAGAATACAGCTAGTGACCTTATTGATGCGGCCCAGAAGCAGATAACAAGGCAGGTCATTGCAATCGAGTCATATCGAGGAGCTTGGGCTGAGATGAGTCGGGCTGATGTTGAGCAGATGAAAGGCATCACTGGGACTCAGCGTAAAGAGCTGCTTAGTGCTATAGGGCAGTTGGGGGAAGCGCGTAAGTCGCTTGCGCAACTGTCCGCTAAAAAGGCAGGTGATGATTTTACTGCCATGGCCAAGGGCCAAAACGCCAAGGAGCATAAAGCTGCGATTGAGGCCCAGGATCGTGTAAATAAGCTTTTAGACGACGCAGCGCCGAAAGCAGAAAAGGCCCGCAAGGCAATTGCGCAATATCACCAAGAGTTGGAAAAGATACGGACAGCGAATCCGGACAGTGACTTGCTGAGGCCCGACAGCATCGCGAAAGTTGAGAAGTCAATCCGAGAAAAGTTCAAGGAGACTGGCGGCAAGACAAAGGCTTACTCCAATGATGCCGCTACGCGCCTGCTGATGACACTCAGAGAGCAAGAGGCGTCTTTACGAGCACAAGCTGTTGGTACTGAAAAGTTGTCTGCGCAGAAGTCGCGGTTAGCAGCCTTTGAACAGCAAATTGCCGATATCAAGACGAAGAAGGTTCTGACTGCAGACGAAAAATCTATCCTGGCTGCTGAGGTTAAGCTGCGTACGCAGATGCAAGTGAACGTAGCTGTGGAACAAGAGGCAAAAGCCAGGGAGGCATTGCTGAAGTTTCAGGAGCGTGCTGCCCAGGTCTCCGAGCAGATGGCCACGGCCAGAGCAAATCAGAATGAGCAACATCAGCGAGTGCTGGACGCCTTCGGTTTGGGTGACAAGGCTATGGAGCGCGTTGAGGCGCAGCGGTCCATCTATCGTGAGTTTGAGCGCTATCAACGCCAGCTCTCGCGTGGTGCTGATCTGGGCCTTATCGGTCAAGATCGCTACCGTGAGGAGTCGGACAAGATCCAAGCTGAATTGCAGCGCCGGCTGGCAATGGAGCAAAGCTATTACGCCGAGGTGGATAAGCTTCAGTCAAGCTGGGTATTAGGTGCAAAACAAGGCTTGGCTAACTATTCGGATGAGGCAGCCAATGCGTTCCGTTCCGTCAACGGCTTGGCCACAAGTTCGTTCAAAGGCATGGAGGATGCATTGGTTCAGTTTGCCACGACGGGCAAGGCGTCGTTTTCTGATCTGGCCAACAGCATCATCCAGGACATGGCCCGCATTGTGATTCAGCAGAACATCACAGGACCCCTGGCCGGTGCTATTGGAAGTCTTTTTAACCCGTTAAGTGGCGTTAGTGCTCATCAAAATTTCTCGATGGGCAGTCTTGGGGGCAGCGGTGGGTTTACGCCTACAAGCCCGTTGATGCCTCTGTCTTCCGGCGGCTATACCGGCGATGGTGGGAAGTATGAGCCGAGGGGGATTGTTCATGCAGGCGAGGGCGTGCTGAACCAGGACGAGATCCGCGCCTTGGGTGGCGAGTCTGGGTTTAATGAGTTGCGTCGTGCACTGCGTGGACCAGGCCATTCGCTAGGTGGAATGGCGGGCAGTCCACGGCTTCCATCAATTACCTCATCCGCACTTCCCGAAATCAACGTCAACGTCCATGGTGCACAGGGCCAGCCAGAGGTATCGGCCAGGCGCAACCAGAATGGCGGTATTGACCTGGACATCATGTTTAAACAGCTCGAGCGTCGCGTTGCAGGCGGTATCACATCTGGTCAAGGGGCTGTTGGGCAGGCCATAGAACGGCGCTACGCACTGACGCCGAAATTGGGGTAAGAAATGGCAATACCAGTATGGCCCTTGGACGTTCCGCTATTGGACGGATTTCAGCGCCAGCCGAAAGACCCGTTCACTCGCACCGACATGGACGATGGCATGGCTCGGACGCGGCGCAGGTTTCGTGTTTTTCCAATCACGATTCCTGTCAGCTTTCTTGTTAAGGGAGGCCAGTATGACGAGTACTACGACTTTTGCGTGAATACGCTAAACGGGTACACGGACTGGTTCATGGTTACGGTCGATGGCCCAGGCGGAATCATGCAAAAGCGGTGTCGGTGGCTTGGAGCACCAACAGAGGACCGAATCGGCGGCGGGCATTGGAAAGTGTCAGGCCAACTAGAGACTCTGAGTAACTTTTAACACCGCCTTCGGGCGGGCTTTTCTATCTCCGGCCTCGGCTCTGTCCGGGGCTTTTTGTTGGACGTTTGAAATGTCACTTGAGCAAGCGCTGAAAGAAGCCTACGCCTCGGCACCCACTGACCGTGTGATCTTTGACACGTTAGAAGTGAGGCATCCTGCGTTTCGGGATGACTCTGGTCTACCAACGGCCATTCGCGTGGTGATCGGCTACGAGAACATCACTGCAAAACTGGAGGGCGATGCGCCTCTGCATCCTGGTCAATATGTCGAGTTCATTGCGGGCGCGTTCCGGTTCAAGTTGCCGGGGTTTGAGGAAGGCAAAGTCCCTCAATTGCAGATCACCATTGACGGAGTGAGCCGTGAAGTGGTTGGCCATATTGAGGCAGCCATTGCCGAACGTGAGCCTATCGAAGTCACCTACCGGCCTTATTTGTCCACCGATCTGACTAAGCCGCAAATGGACCCTCCATTGCATATGGTTCTCTCGAAAGTGTCGGTGACAGGGACGTCAGTATCAGGCACTGCTTCGCTGTCTGATGTTCACAATTTTGCATTCCCGTTTGAAAAGTACATGGCAAGTCGATTCCCCGGCTTGGTGCGCTGATGACCTCTAATGATGCAAATCGCTATATCGGCCTTGGGTGGCACTTAGGCGCCCGCGGACCGAACCAATATGACTGTTGGGGCTTATTGCTGCACTGCCGCGCAACTTATTTCGGCGGCGGTATACCCGATGTTGAGTTTGGCGACCCGACCCGTGAGATGTACGCGCGCAAGATGCGTTCGGGGGAATGGGAGATCGTCGAGTGCCCGGCGCATGGCGATGGCGTTTTGCTGCGGGACGGCAATGACCCGCATGTCGGCATCTATCTTGATCTTGACGGCGGCGGTGTCCTGCATGCGCTTGAGGGCAGGGGCGTTGTGTTCACGGCCTTGCGAGATCTGAATTTCATGGGCTTTGCCCGTCCTACGTTTTACCGAATCCATGCCTAATATCACTATCTGCAAGAATCCCTTTCGTCCGCAGTTAGATCGGGTCGAGACTTCTGCGCGTGCTGGAACGCGCTTGGATACTGTTTTGCGCCGTGAACATCTCATTCGTGGTCGTGGTCGTTCGCTTGTCCGCAACCACACCTTTGTTGTGCAGGTGAATGGCAATTGGTTGACGCAGGACAAGTGGGCGTACCGGCTGAAATCAGAGGATGTCGTGTTCGTTGCGCTACTCCCTGCGGGTGGTGGTGGGTCTAATCCATTGCAGATGGTGGCAATGATTGCGCTAGCTGTGGCTGCTGTTTATACCGGAGGACTGGCCGCGGCTGCATACGGTACAGCAACAGGTGTAGCCGCTGGAGCAACGACGATTGGGATGTCTGTTGCTGGTGCGATTGCCTCTACCGCTGTAATGGTGGCCGGCGGTATGCTCCTGTCTGCTATTTTCCCGCCAGCCAAACCGCCCAGCACCATGGCCCGTGAACAGTCCAGTCCGACCTATACGATCGGAGCCCAAGGCAATACGGCGCGACTTATGGAGTCGATCCCTGTTCAGTATGGCCGCTTTCGTGTGTACCCCGACTTTGCCGCGCAGCCGTATACCGAAACAGACTCAAATAACGTTTTTCTGTACCAGTTATTTTGTTTGGGGCAGGGCGAGCTCGATATTGAGAAGATTCGGATCGAAGATACACCCATTGAGAACTTCGCCGAGGTCACATGGGAGGTTGTGCGACCAGGCGAGAAAGTGACGCTGTTCCCGGATAATGTCGTCACATCAAACGCCGTCCAAGGCATTGAGCTTAAAGCGGCAAACGAAGAGGGTGGCGGAGGGTATGTCGGACCTTTCGTCTCGAACCCGGCGGGTACGACATGCAATGCCATTGGCATCGATATGGCTGTGCCAGCGGGACTCTTCAATGCACACAGAGATGGACTGCGGACATCGTGGGTGCAATGGCATGTTGAGGTTCGGCCTATTGATGATTTAGGCGCTGCGATAGGCGACTGGACATTGCTGACTGATGGGTATTGGCAGGACAATACGGCGACCCCTCAGACCCGATCCTATCGGCATGATGTGCCTGATGGTCGGTATGAGGTTCGGGCAATTCGTGTGAACCCCAAAATTCTTAGCGAACAGAATCAGAACACTGTGGTCTGGGCGGGGATGCGGGCGTATCTGCCTTCGAAAGAGTCTTATGGCGACGTTACGCTTTTAGCCGTTGTGGCGCGTGCTACCAATAGCTTGAACCAGTCTACTGCTCGGCGGGTCAATGTGATTGCAACCCGTAAGCTGCGTACCTGGGACCCCATGAACGGCTGGTCGTTGACGATGAAGGCTACGCGCAACCCTGCCTGGGCGTTTGCTGATGTCTGTAAGAATCCAACATATGGCCGCGGTCTGTCAGACAGTCGCATTAATTTGCGTGGGTTGTATCGCTTGGCTCAAGTTTGGGAGGCACGCGGAGATACCTATGACGGTGTGTTTGATACGGCGACGACGCTCTGGGATGCTTTGACGCGGATTGCTCGCGTGGGACGGGCTATGCCCATGTACTACGCTGGCGTGATTGACTGCATCCGTAATGAGCCAAAAACGGTCAAGACGCAGATGTTTACGCCGGGCAACATGGTCACCAACACGTTTTCGATTGATTATGTGTTTCCTGAGCATGACAGTCCTGATCACGTCATTGTCGAATTTATCAATGAAGAGACATGGCAGCCGGATGAGGTGGTGTGTGCATTGCCTGGCAGCGCTATGCTGCGTCCATACCGCTTGCAGATCCCAGGCATTGTTAAGCGCGATCAAGCATGGCGGGAAGGCATTTCGCTGGCAGCGCAAAACCGTGATCAGCGCCGGTTTGTGTCGTTCCAAACAGAGCTTGAGGGCAATATCCCACGTTACGGTGATCTTGTTGAAATTAGCCATGATGTGCCGAAGTGGGGGTTGAGCGGGTTTATTGAAGACTACGACCCTGACACCAAAACCCTGACGACCTCTGAACCGCTGGAGTGGTGGCCAGGCGAGAATCATTACATCAATCTGCGCAAGAAAGACGGCTCGCCTGACGGCCCATTTCGGGTTGTCGCTGGATCACATGACCGGGAAATGGTAATTGCTGATCTGATCGATGGGTACATGGTGTTCGTGTCGGATGGCCAGGGCGAAGAGTTTACGTATTATCAGTTCGGACCTGGGGAGCGTCGTTCGCTGTTGGCGCAAGCGGTCAGCGCAACGCCAGACGAGCAGGGTTGTGTTGCGCTTGATTTTGTGAATTACGCCGAATCGGTCCACGTGGCCGAGAATGGAGGGGTGGTGCCTCCTCCCAATCCACCTTCTTTATTGCCAATGGCGCCTAATGCGCCCGTTGTTGATGAGGTTTCGGTGTATGCCACTCCCGTGTCAGGTGAGCAGATTGCCGCGTGTACGCCAGCGCGTGGGGCACAGGGGTATGAGTTTCAAGCGAGTGATGACCTCGGTGCGAGCTGGGCACCCTTGGGTACCGATACAGTCCCCTCGATTCGCATTCGGCTTCCTGCGGGACCTTGGTGGGTACGAGCTCGAGCTGTTGGGGCAATGCCAGGACCTTGGAAGGTGTGGCAAGGCAATATTACCGCCACGATGCTACCACCGCCTGCGTTATCTCAGTTGACAGTTGAGTCTCTTAACTGGGGGATTCGTATTGCCTGGGGCTGGCCGTCTGCACTTTCGCTGCGATACATTGAAATTTGGCATAGTCCCACCGCTGATTTTCTCGATGCGACGTTGCTGGGGTTGTTTACCTATCCGCAGTCTTCGCATGACATGATGGGTTTGGCGCTTAACAGCCAGTTCTATTTCTGGGCTCGTGTGCGAGATGATGCCGACCAGCCAGGTCCATGGTATCCAGAGAGCGGTCCGGGCGTACGCGGCACCCCCAACCAGGTGGCTAGCGACTACAACGGGCTGATCACTGAGGAGATTGTTGCAGGAGGGATGGGTGACTTGCTGATGGGGAATATCCGCGAGATACCCAGCATCAAAGAGACCCTGTCCGACCTGGGCGTGGAAGTAGATGGTATTCGCCAGGATGTTGATCGCCATGCAGTTGAAATTGCCGAAATCCCGCAAATCAAGGATGTGCTCACAGACTTGGGGATCGATGTCATTGGCCTGGAGGATGAGATCAATGCGTTGCAGGCTGAAGTAGCGGATATCGTCGGCGCTCCAAATTGGGATGCTCAGGCTCAGTACCTTGCAGGACAGATCGTTAAGTTTGATGGATCGCTATATCGTGCAATCAAGAATGTTCCCGCTGGAACTCCAGTAGGAAACGCCTCCTATTGGGAAAAAATCGGGGATTACGATTCGCTTGGCCAAGCGGTCGCATCGTTGCTAGTGCGAATGAGCGATGCGGAGGTGTCGCTTGATGATCTGACCGGCGAGCTGATCGCACAATCTCAAGAGATTCTGGCACTGCAGTCTGATTTGACTGGGTTGGGAGGCGAGGTTTCTGGCCAGGCTCAGCTGTTGGAAGGGCTGAGGACATCGGTCACTGAGCTTGACGGCTTGGTGACTAGCGAAGCGGCCCGTACATCATCAATCATCGCATCTCTGCGTGACGATGACGGCAACGGCCAGTTGGATGCAGCACTGAATGAGTGGGATAGTCGTGCCTGGATTCAGCGTACCGAAAAAGCGGTTGTCGACAATCACAAGGTCCAGGCCACGATCAACGAGCAGATCGGAGTCCAGATCGGGGACAACACAGCCCAGATCGGCTCGCTATCTGATGTTGTCGCTACGCTCGATCAGTCCACAGCCATTAAGTTTGATCAGCTTGAGTCAACGCTCGGTGGGCTTGATGGTGAGCTGGCAGGTCAGGCAGGCGCACTTGATTTGCTGAAAACTGATGTGTCTCGTATCGATGGCGCTGTGACAGCGCAAGCGACAAATATATCTCAGCTTGAGTCGAGCGTGACGCGTGTCGATGACAAAGCAGCAGCGGCTCAGCGTGATGCTGATGCAGCAGCTCAAGCAGCGGCACAGGCCTCCGGGCTTGCCAGCGGTAAGTCGGATGTGCTGATTCAGTCTGCGACGCCAGCAGCGTCATATCGCAACAGCAAAACACTGTGGATCGACACTACAGGCGGTGCGAACACGCCAAAGCGCTGGAGTGGTAGCGCGTGGGTGGCGGTGACGGACAAAGCTGCAACTGATGCAGCCGCAGAGGCTGCAGCGGCAAAGGAAGCGGCTGATGATGCGCTCGCTGGAGTCGCGACGAATGCTGCCGCGATTCAGACCGTGAGCAAGACGGTTGCTGATGATAAAGCCGCTCAGGCCACGTTTAACCAGAACCTGCAGTCTGATCTCTCCAGTTTGGACGGCACGGTTTCAGGCCAAGCCCAAGCGTTAGATCAGCTGGAAACATCTGTTTCCGAGATCGATGGCGTGGTGACCTCTGAAGCTGCCCGTACCTCGTCGATCATTGCCTCGTTGCGTGAGGACGATGGCCAGGGCCAGCTGGACGCCGTTATGAACGAGTTGGACAGCAGGGCATGGATTCAGCGCACAGAAAAAGCGGTTGTCGATAATCAAAAGGCGCAGGCCACGGTCAACGAGCAGCTCGGGGTTCAGATCGGAGACAATACCGCCCAGATCGGTTCGCTATCTGATGTTGTCGCTACGCTCGATCAATCCACAGCCATCAAGCTCGATCAGCTTCAAACGTCGCTTGGCGGGCTGGACGGACAGGTTGCTGGTCAGGCAGGCGCACTTGATTTGCTGAAAACTGATGTGTCTCGTATCGATGGAGAGGTGACGGCCCAGGCCACAAGCATTTCGCAGTTGGAGTCAGGTGTCGCTGACAACAAATCCGCGATCCAGACTGTGGGGCAGACCGTTGCCGACAACAAGTCAGCGCAGGCACAAGTGAATCAGCAGGTGCAGTCCAGCATCGGTGATGTCGCGGCCTCTGTGCAACAGTCAACTGACGCGATAGCCACGCTGGATGGAAAGATTGCGTCAAGTTGGGCTGTGAAGCTTCAAGGCAATCAGAACGGTGTGAAGTATGTCGCTGGGGTGGGGCTTGATCTGACGAATGAGTCAGGAGTCACTCAGTCAACCTTCGCTGTTTTGGCTGATCGCTTTGCGGTGATGCACGCTGTCAATGGAGTACCCGCCACGGTGTTTTCCGTTCAGGGTGGTGCCAGCATTCTGAACACTGCCTTGATTGGTAATGCTTCGATTACCAGCGCCAAGATTTCTGATGCGGCAATTACGCAAGCCAAGATTCAAGATGCTGCGATTAATTCCGCCAAGCTTCAAGACGCTGCAATCACGCGGGCAAAAATCGGCCATGCAGAGGTGGACACATTACGTATTGCTGGCAATGCGGTGGCAATCCAAGGAGGGGCATCTGCGGATGCCGGTGAGTCTTATGATTTAGAACGGGATCTTAGCGTCACAATTACCCTGCCATACGAAGCCGATGTGACTATCAGCGCGAGCGTACAAGGAGGGTTGAGCGAGGGAGGGGCCTTTTATGAGCATCAACTCAGGGTAGATTGGATCTCCTACGGCTCGATTATCAGCGGCCCAGGAGGGTCAGGGTCAATGGTTCTGCAGACACGCATCGCGGCTGGGACGCATGTCATTGTATTGCGACAGCGGTCCACGTTATCAGGCTTCAAAAGGTGGTTTTCCCAGGCCGGTATATCGGTGATTTGCACAATGAGGTGATCATGAAAGTTATATCGTTGTTCAAGGGTGGCCGTTTTCAGCAGACCGTGTCTGGTCCGCAGCAGTTTGTAGTTGGGCCGACGCTTGCGGCTTGGGAGGGGGGCTGGGCACCTGGGGCGCTGGATGACTCTTGGTGGTTCTATGGCCAGGCGCGAAAGCGTCAGCCCTGTCCTGTGACTGTCGAGGGGTCGATTCTTGTGGGTGTCCGGCCCGGTAGCATGATTACGATCGAAGACCAGCAGTATGAGTGCATCGATGGTGGGGATGTGGAGTTGTCTTTTCAGTTCCCTGGCACTTATGAAGTCATGGTCACCCGCTGGCCTTATCTGGACGGGAGGTACATAGTTGAAAATCCACCACAAGCCAAACAACCACGCTGAGCGTCGACGCAGAGAATACCCCGATATCGGGGAACAGCTCGATGCGGTTTATAAGCTGGCCCGGCATATGCAGGAACAAGGCCAGCAGTTACCGCCAGATGTTGAACATTGGGTGGCTCAGTGTCGAGCCGTTAAAGAAAAGTATCCAGCCGCTTAATAAGCGGCTTTTTTATTGGGAGTAAAGAATGGCTTGGTATCGAGCAGGAACGATTAAAGTCACCGCCAATAGCGCCACGGTCACGGGCACTGGTACGTCTTGGGTTCAGAATGTCCGAGTCGGTGATGGCTTGCAGGGGCCAGATGGGCGAGTGTATGAAATCACGAATATTGCGAGCAACACGTCGCTGTCGATTACCCCGGCTTATCAAGGGGCATCTGCCACGGGCCAGACGTACTGGATTATTCCGGTCCAGGGGTATGTAAAGCAAAGTGCTGATCGCTTATCGGCATTTGTTGATCAGTTTGGCCAGTTGCCAGCTCAAGTTGCAGGGCTAGGGACGGCGTCCACAGGTACGTTGTCTACAGCTGCCAACGACAGCACTTCTGGTCGAGTTGCACGTATTGGGGATTGGGGTCTAGGGATAAACAACGGTTTAGAAGCAGACCCGCTGATTTTGAATAACTCCTCAAATGGGTTCTATCGCTCGGGGTCCGGGGCTAATTTAGGTAAGCCTGTAAACCAATCCGGTGACGGGTATATCAAGTTTGGTTGGTCTGGCTCCTACAAGACATATATTTACGGCTCTCCGGTTGCGGATGCTCTCTGGTACCAGAACGTAAATAATGGTGTCGCCCAAGGCTGGAAGGAATTGATGCACGTCGGGCATTCGGGGCTGGGTAAATATGGTGCACTGGCGGGCGTCGATATTTTTCCCGGCGAGGATCTTTCAGCTCTGAATGTGGGGGCTGGGCTTTACTACTTCACTTCTACGATCGGTGGTAATTCGGGACTGCCCTTCGGAGCGACATCTACTGATAATTCAGGAATGGCAGTGCACCGTCAGTCTGGTTCCTCCGGTGGCCAAATCCTTGTCACTGGCAGCGGGAAAATGGCGGTGCGTGGTCGCACAGGTAGCGCCTGGGGCAGTTTCAAAGAAGTATTGCGGGCGGGAGATTACGGTCTGGGGGGGACAGTCGCAGTTCCCCCTAATACGCGACAACGATTTAATCCTACGGGGTTTTATTATGCGCCTGGCGAAGCCCCTGAGTTTGGAGGTGGGCAGTTCTTTCTGGACATGCAGTACTCGTCAACACGGGGAGGAATGCGGCTGTCCACAGACCCGTATACAGACAAGTTTTACCTGCAAGGCTGGTTTCCGACAAATGACACATGGCGTACAGCATGTACGCTATGGCACGACCGTAACACTACAGTCGATAGCAATGGGTTCATTAAAAAGGCGTCGCCCATTGTCGAGTTGGCTGCCGATGGCTTTAAGAAGACGGACCACCTTGAGATCAAAGGGGTACGGTTTGAGCGACTTGGCTTAGGGCATTATGTGCTCCACGATGCGCCCTTGCTCAGCCGCGATGGCTGGTATATCGAGACGCCGAAGGACCGCAACAACAACATCTACTTCACGCTGGACTATGAAGAAGACGCTCAGAGCAAAACGCTGGAAATTCGTACATATGAACCGGACTTCAGTACGGGCCGTGCCACGAATGGCGAGCCGATGGATATTCTGGAAGGGCGTTTTGTGAGCCTGCGGTTTGCAGAAGACCCAAGTCTGTATCCGGTTTATGAGCCAGACCCTGAGCCAGCTCCGGAGCCCGAGCCAGATCTTGAGCCGGAAGTTGTCCCGGATCTGGAGCCATTGCCTGATCCGGCAGAACCGATCGAAGACCCAGCCGCTTAAGCGGCTTTTTTTACGTCTGCTGCTTTTGCAGCGCTTCACGGGAGACAGCCATGCCGACCGTATTACACAAGGGGAAGGACTTGGAACCGACAAGCACGGGGACATCGGCGGCTGGTCTGGCCGTCTGGAAAGCAATGGGAGGAATAGCAGGGATGGGGGCCATCGGTGCGGGCTTGGCCACGTTGGTGGTGATGTGCATTCTGCGGCCGCGCACGCAGTCTGAATGGATTGTGGGCGTAGTCAGCACTGTGGTGGCGTCGATCTCGGGCGGTGCTGCGGTGATCCAGCAGTACGAGCTGCATCACTGGGCAAACAACCCGGTAGGGTTGGTGGCCATGCTTGGGTTGGCGTTCGCATGTGGGCTGCCTGGGTGGGCCGTTGTGCGCTGGGCTTTTAACTTTTTCGACAAGCGGCGCAAGGCCGATCTGCTCGAGGTCATGACGGAACTGCGCGAAGGCGCGATTGGAGGGAAAACAGAATGAAGTCGTTGTTGAGTTTGATCTCGGGCCTACTGGCCCTTTTTTTTCGTTCGCAGAAAGTGGAACCTACGCCTGCACCGGTGGAGCCTAAGCCGCTGCGCCATCTGGCCTGGGGTCGCAAAGTATCCCAGGCATTTCGCGACCGCCTATTCGAGATCTGCCAGATCCTGGGCGTAGAGCCTGACTACCTGATGGCGTGCATTGCGTTTGAGTCAGCGGAGACATTCAGCCCGTCGATTAAGAACGCCGCTGGTAGTGGGGCGACAGGGCTGATCCAGTTCATGCCAGATACGGCCCGAGGCCTAGGTACGACGACAGCGGCGCTGGCTGGCATGACTGCTGAACAGCAGTTGGAATGGGTGCTTGCTTACTTCCTGCCATACAAGGGCCGGCTCAAAACTTTGGCAGACGTGTATATGGCAATCCTCTGGCCCGCTGGTATTGGCAAGGCTGACGGCTGGACGCTGTGGGATAAGGCTAACAGACCCACGACCTATCGACAGAATGCAGGTCTGGATCTGAACAAGGACGGCAAGATCACAAAAGCCGAGGCTGCAGCTAAGGTGCTGGCCAAGCTGCAGCGCGGTCGCCTGGCTCAGTTTCAGTGGGAGGGGGCATGACCGGACTTGCAAAACAGTTCTGGAAACCGTTGACGGGTGCCATAGTGGTGCTGGCTATTATCGGTGCCGTGCTTCTGTACGGGTTGCATCGTTATCAGGAGGGAGTCGAAGATGAACGTGTGCGTTTGTCCAAACGGGCTATCGCAGCAGCGCAATCGAGGGCGAGGACAGATCAGGATGTTCGTGGTCTGCCTGATGGTGCCGCTGCTGACGAGTTGCGGCGCAATTGGTCGCGTGACTGATACGGCGTGTCTGTGGATACGGGAAATCCGAGTTAGCCAGAAGGACGTGCTGACGCATGGAACCGCCCAGCAGATTTTAGGGCATAACCGAGAGTGGGCGAAAAACTGTTCCAGTTAATTGCGCAGACAGCTCACTCATCTCGGCCAGCGGATAGAACTTCGCCAACGATAAATATAGACCCGATGCCGCCGGCTAGCGCCATTGCCGCCTTGTTCTCAACAATGATAGGGATTAGGCTCGGGTCAAAGGCAGTTGCTAATAAGCAGGCAAACGGCACGACAGAGGACCCGTTTAAAAAGTCAGAGATTGCTTTCTGTGAAGTCCAGCACCGCTCCTGCTTTTTGAGCTTTTTCCTCAACGGTCGCACGGCAGCAGCAAAAAAGCCCGCGCCTATAGTGGCAGCATTGATGAGATTGCTGTCGAAAACCATAAAGTTGCCAATAGCAGTTAGATCAGATGGACAGCCTTGAGAGCGATGGCAGCGGCAGCAGCCCCGGATGCACCAAATATTGTGCCAGCAACACTGGAAGTGTCGATCCCGAACATTCCGGCAACCGCGACACCCAGCAGGGCACCGCTCGCCATAAGGCGAACAATCGTCCAAGCCGAAGTTTTCTTTTTGGTTGTCATTTGTGTGCTCCTAGTGATGGTGGATGCTTACTGCGAACAAGGCTTTTAAACCAAAGTTGATTCGAAGCCACCATCTACCCTTCGTTAACATTACCTAGTTAGTGAGGGAAAAACTGTGCTTAAAAACTGTTGGCGGAAAATTCCAACAGAATGTTGTTTCCAGTATAACCAGAAAGGTTACATTTTTTGAGCGCAAAGGTGCAAAAAATTGCACTTGCGAGCTTAAAGTGTGATTAAAACGCTTTCTAGTGTGCAAGAGGGCGCAGGGCGGTTAGTTCTAAGTGCGCTTATTTTCCAATCAATTGTTTTCATAGAGTCGATTGGTTTGCGTCCGACGCTTGGTACTTCACATTGCTCATCTGCCTGGTGACTGGGTGCCACGTGAATGCTGTTTCTGGACGCGCAGTGCTCAACAGTTCCAGGGCTGATTCGACGCTGGTGTCCGTCGAAGTCCACTCTCGCGCAGCATCGGGCGCTAGAACCACAGGCCTGCGGTCGTGAATATCCACCATGCCGCCCGCGCTGGCATCGGTCACAATAGCAAATCCGTGCTCAACATCATCGTCTTTACCTGGCTGCCAGGCAGTGATCGCGGCCATGAAGAGAGGGGCCCCGTCTTTCCCATGGATGAACCAGGGCTGCTTATCACCAGTCTCCCCTGTCCATTCGAACCACCCATCAGTCGGCACAAGCACACGTTTGCCGAGTAGGCCGCGCCACATTGGCGATTTCTTCAAAATGGTGTCCAGCCTTGCATTGATCACCGGCGAGCGTTTGTACCATTCTGGCTTGTAGCCCCAGAACAAGCGGTCGATCTGGTCGCTGCCATCACCGAGCTGGTGGAGGACGATGGGGCGTGTACCAGGCGGCACATTGTATTTGAGGCCGTCCCCCACGTCTGTCCTGCCCGATTTCCACCCCACTTTTGCGGCATAGATCTCTGCAGCTTCCCGCTGACTAAAACGTCCACACAT